ATGATGCCTCGCTTCGCTTTTCACCGCTGGCTTTCGCGCGCTGCAGTCTTAGCTGCGCTGATGGCTCTGGCGCCCGCGCCGGGGTTCGCCGAGGCGGAACACGGCAAGCTCACCGTCGTCACCGCCGGCGGCGCGCATCAATTCGATGTCGACGTGATGCGCTCGCAGGCCGATCTCGAAAAGGGCCTGATGTTTCGCAAGTCGATCCCGGCCGATTACGGCATGTTGTTCGACTTTCGGCGCGAACAGACGATCATGATGTGGATGAAGAACACCTACATCCCCCTCGACATGCTGTTCATGGACAAGACCGGCAAAGTGGTGGGCATCATCGCCAACGCGCAGCCGATGTCGGAAAAGATATTGACGATTCCGGTGCCGACCGACGCTGTGCTCGAACTGCAGGGCGGCGCGGCGGCGCGGATCGGCGTCAAGGTCGGGGACATCGTCCGCGACCCGATTTTCAGCCCCTAGGATTGATCGCCAGGATCGATCGCCAAGATCGCCGCCTTGTCCGGCTCCGGTCGTCATGTTAGCTGGCTAAGGGTGGGGCAGGGCTCTTCGGGGTATGGCGCAGCCTGGTAGCGCGGAAGTTTTGGGTACTTCAGGTCGCAGGTTCGAATCCTGCTGCCCCGACCACCTAACGTGTTGATTTTAATAGCACCCGTTCTGATGTCGTTCTGATGTTTCGTTCTGATGCTGTTCACTGACAGCTTCCGTGGTGGAAAATCGACACCAGCAACGAAACAAAAGAGAGCACAAGCGCCAAGCCGGCGAACGCGACCGAGGCGCCGGGCGCCCAGCTGTCGAGCCATTCCGTTCGATGTCGCCAGACGGCCTGCTGCATTACCCCCAGGCCCTCCGCCGTCAGGATGTCATCCGGTACAAGCTTAGATTCTTGCCAAAAGCGGCCCTCACGACCTGGGAGGGGAATCCGGCGCTCGGCAGCGACTGCGCGAAAATATCGCGTCTGTAAAAGCGCGATGGTTTCGTGGGAAAGATCAAAATCTACATCGTATTGGGTGCTAAGCTTTGCCGTTTCGACCGCCGCGTTTGGCGCACCCAGCAGAGCTTTCCTGTCCTTCTCATAGCTCCGCTCGACGCGCGCCAGGTCGCGCAGTTCTTTCGCCAGCTTAAGACGGTAGGTAATCCAGCGGAACATCAGTTTTCGCCCCGCCCGCGCTTGCGCGCCTCGGCGACGTTGGCAACGGCCGTGCGCATCTGCCGATCATAGCGCCGGGTGATGACGACACCTGAATGGGTTGCCGCCCTGGAAACATCCGTCTCGTCGGCGCCCGATTCCAGCGCCTCAGTGACGGCGCCGGCGCGCGAATCCATGTTCCAGACCTCGTCTGGAATACCCGCGTCGCGGGCGATCGCGCGGAACCAGGTGCGATAGCTGCGCTCGCGGATCGGCAGATCATGCTCGCCCTTGACGATCGCGCCGACGCGCTCGGCCTGCGGGACCATCTGCATCAGCGGCCAGAGCAACTCATAGGTGGTGAGGTCGAATTCGCCTTTTTTGCTCCGTTTCGAGGTCTTAAGCCGTAGAATGCCGCCTGGGATATTTTCCCAGGTGAACCGGCCATCCCAAATCTCGCGGCCGGCTTCGTCCGCGCCCCATTCGCCGATCACGTCTTTTTGACGCAGCATGGTCTCGAACTGTGCGGCGGTGCCGATCGCCATGTAGAGGCCGCGCTTGTCGCCACGGGCGAGAGCCGTCTCTACGAAAGCCTTGGCCTGTTCGAAGGTCATCTCCGATTCGCGCGGCGGAGCGCGCTCAAAACGAATCGCTTTCAGACCTTCAGCGAGCTCGCCGCAGTCCTTATATCCGAGCGAGGCTCCGAAACGCAGAACCATACGAACGGCGGCAACAGCATCATGCGCCCGCTTAATGCGCGGTTTACTGCCGGGCTTGGCCGGCATGCGCCACCTGCGATACCAGCCCTTGACGTCGACGGGAACCAGCGCCCGCACGGCGCGCCTGGCCACCGTGGCGCGGATGACCTTCAGACTGTCAATGTAGGATTCGGCCGTGTTGCCCTTGACCTCGTGGATCGGGCTTTCGGAATGCGCCTCGAAGAGATCGCAAAGGCTGCCGATGGTGCCGTCATAGAAGACGCGCGGCCGATCGCCGGCATCGAGCCACGTGGCCAGCCGCGCGTTATAGGTCGCGCAGAGATCCAGCAACTCGGCCTCGGTTGCGTCGGGTGGTAAAGGGATCAAGGGCTCGGGATATTTCGCGGCCTTGGTCGATACGTTCGCCGCGCTCCAATAAAGCGCCGTCCAGCCCGCGCGCCGCCGGCGAATGAGCCCCGGGAATCTGCTCTTTTTCACCATCGCCCCACGTCTCCTGGCCGTCCACAACCGCAGGGATATCCTTGCCGATGCCGGCGCGCCGGTCCAGCCAGGCGCGCACCGCCGGGTAATACCGGCCGCCAAAGAGCGCATCTTTCCGCGGAAAACCTCGCGTCTCAAGCTCAAGCACAAGCTTTGTAAAGGCCACGCGCGTCAAGTGCGGCGAGATCCGCTGCCACAATTCATCGTCGGTGAGATAAAGCGCGTCAGGCGCTTCGCGCAGGGCGGCTCTGCTCATCCGATGGCCTCACAGACGAAGCCGTTGGCGCGGGCGCCGAGGACGTCGGTATGGCAGGGGACGCAATCGGGGCAGGGCTCGTCGAGCGGCTTGCCGGTGGCCGCGTGGCGCGGGCAGAGACGGCACCAGCAGGCGAGGTTGCGACCGCGAAGCTCGCCAATCTGATCCCGCAGCGAGCGCCATACGAAGTGTGGATCATTGCAAAAATGGTCAGCGTGAAAGGTGACCGCTTCCGTTCGCCCGACATGCATGTGGCACATCAGATAGCGGCCGAAGGGATTGCGCGCATCGTCGACGTAGACGGTCATAATGCAACGCCCTTTCGCTTAGTGCTGCCCACTGCGAAGGCTGTGGCGTTGGCCCTACGGCACTCGGCTAGGTGTTCGTCGAGCCTCCTGAGCGCCCCGGGATCGTGCGAATTTCTTGCCGCGGCCATCGCTGCGACGGCCGCCCAATTGAGGCCTTGGTCGCTTATGATTGCGGCGGCGGCGGCGCGGCCGAGAATTGAGCGGCAGGCGTCTTCTAAGGTCACCGCTGACCGCCTTTCTTTTCGGCGGCGATCGCGGCCTTGACGGCGTCGCGATCAAGCCAAACCACGAGGCCGAGTTTGTCGGTGTTGCCGTCGAGGCCGACCAGGCGCGGCGTGCCGAAGGTGATATGGCTGCCGCGGCGCATGCTGTAGTCGGCCGAGATCATAACCTCGTCGAGGTTTTGCATCTCGACTTTATCGTCGCCGACACTTGCAATGAGTTCGCTGAGCTTCACGGGTGCCTCAATCGACAAGAAAACGGAGATCGTAAGTCACGGCTTCGCAGCGCGGGACCGGCAGCGACCGCAGCTCCCGATCGAAGAGCGCGTTCGCCTCCGCGTCATGCGTCTGCGGCGAGACGCAGCGGATATAGGCGTGAACGGGAACGCCAGTGTCGGTCGCCTCGGTCCAAATGCGGCAGTATGCGCCATCGATCCTCTGGAAGCGGTCGGTCGGTTCGAGCGTGAGTTTCATGCCCTGCCTTTCATTTCCGGCTGCCCTTCGAAGCGCGCGATCATCTCGCGGAAGAGGGTGCAGAGATCACGTCGATCGGCGCCGTTGGAAATGAAGTTGCAACGCGCGCCTTCGGGACCGTCGAAGGGGTAGACCAGGAGCACAAAGCCCGTCTTCCTATCGGCGCCCTTGGCGGAGCGGTTCAGGAATTCGTCCAGCGTCTGCGCGATCGCCGCCATCTGCCGCTGGTATTTCTCCTCGATCGGCGCGTCGCCCAGACGTTCATGTCGCCGCTTCTGCTCACCCATTTGCCACCTCCGGAAATGCGTTGTGCTCGATGCCGTCGAGAAGGCGCCCGGCGCGGCGCTTGCCGATGCGCCAGGTATCTGTAGCCTCATCGTAAGGCCAACCGTGAAGCTCTGGACCTGGATTGCGGGCCGAGAACCTGACGTGCTCGCCGCACATCGAATCCGGAGCCCATTCACCCCACTGCTTGAAGAAGAAGGGAACGCCGACACAGGCGCAAAGGTTACGGATTGATCGAGCCCAGTCCGCGTGCATTGGTCGGGCGTGGGGCCCGCTCTCGCCGCTCACGATGACCCAATCGATCGCGCGATCGTTATTGTCGACGATCATGCCACCAAGACCCGAGACTGCACCACCGATCGTGGTCGTATCTGGATCAAACGGCCGAATTGGCGAGACGTTCTTTGGGATGCGGATGGTGCATGTGCCCATAAATTCGTTGAGCGCCTCGCCGATGTCTTCCAAGAGCGGCTCGCACGACACGAAGCGAACTGCTGCCGGCGTCGCTTTCAACTGCTCGCACCTCTCGAGCGTCGTCGCCTGATCTTCGCAGCTCACGCCAAGCCAGACGTTGGAGGGGGGCCACCAACGCGCGCCTGGCTGAAGATGGCCAACCGGCCCCACGCCGTTCGGTGGCATGCCTAGCCCGCTTCGGCGCATCTTCTCGACAAGATCGCCGACGCGATTGCACGCATCGCCCGCATAAAATTCATAGAATCCACATTGACCCCGCGTGAGATACTCCCGCATCCGCGCCGGACGCTTCGTCAGAAACTGGAACGTGTGCTGCGGGCTGAGCGCGACGACGGCGAAAATCTTGTCGAGCATGTCGTCGCTGACGAAATCGGCGAAGAGATCCGTCATCGAGCCGACGAAGATCTTGCGCGGGCGCTTCCAGCGCAGGGGTTGCAACAGCAGCTTTTCGTCGAGGAAGATATCGATGACGTCTCGATTGCCGGGTTTGTAATCAAGCCGCGTTCCGAGACGCAGATTAAATCCCTCTGCATAGCAGTTGCGGCAGCCTTCCGAGACATGCTCGCAATGCCAGCCGATCGGCCGATCGCCGCCCGCGCCTTGCGTCTTCTGGCCGAGGACGCGCCACGCCGCCCGCACCGGATTCCAGCTCGCGTCTGTCCATTCGATCTTGGAGCGATCAGCCATGGCGCATCACCACGCGGCCGTCGATTTTCTTTTTGAAGGGTGAGCGTTTCCCGCAGGGGAGTGGCCGAGACGACCGCGGCTTGACGCGATAGTCAGCAACCTCCTGGCGCCGGGCTTTGCCGATCTGCGCCAGATCGCGCGGTGTCTTCACCCCGTCGCATTGCAGGCAAAGGATCTGCGCATTCTCGAAGGTCGGCTTGCCGCCCAGGCGATCGGGGATGACATGATCGCAGCGGAACCGTCCCTTGGTGACGATCGTGGGACAGCGACGTCCATCCGGTAGCTTTCCTTCACAGCGCCAGCCACAATATTCGAGCCGCCGCTTGATGGTGCTGAGGGAGAAATTGCAGCGCCTATCCATTGGCGTCCCCAGCATCCGTTGGGTTCGATCCTAGAGGCGCTAAGCGAAAGCCGACGATAAGTCCATCGACGTCCGTTTGATCTCTCAGATAGTGCCGCGTGCCCCCTTGGAGGCCGGCCACATACCATCCGGAGCCTCGCTTGAGGACGATCCGCACTGTTCCTTCCGGCAAAGGTGAGAATTCACCATCAGCGATCAGAAGCGTGCCTTCGCGGACCTGTGAGACGTGTACCCATCCTGGCTTCACAGAGTCTGATTCGACGCGGCTTGCTGAAGCCTCTGCGCGCCGAGCGCGTTCAAGCAGCTTGCTGCCCTCCTCAAGCAATTCATCGCGTCGACACTCTAGATCCTGCACGCGCGTCAATAGATCGACGGCGACAAGTTCGCCCTCTGACAACGAAGTGAGGGGCCCACGATCTTTCAGCAGCCGGGCGTAACTCTGCAGGCATGAGCGGAAGCCGTGAAGCAGTGCTTCGTCAATCGACCCGGGCGTCATCACTCTGCGGCCTCCTGCTCCGGCACATCCAGCACGGGCTGCGCGGCGGCCCAATCGCTGAGTGGATGCGGCAGCCAGGCGCGCGCCTTTGCCAAGGTCGCGGCTCGGGCGGCGGCCGAGTCTTTCTTCAGCTTTTTTACCTCGGCGCCGGCGGCCGGCCCGTCGAGAGATTCGATCGTGCGGACGGCCGCATCTTTCGTCGCGGCGGCGAAATAGCCGTCATAGTCGAAGGCGGTCAGGAACTGGCCCCGAAGATCGCTGCCGCGGGCGATGATAGTGCCGGCGAAATCGGCGATCGCCGAAAAGGGATTGGTTCCGGCGCGAACGCTTCGCGCAATCGCGTGGCAGAAGGCGCTGGTCAGATCCGCAAGCGGCGCTTCGTTGACCAGCGCGAGGGCCTTGTCGGCGCCGAGGCGCACCAAAGCCTGGGTCAGCGGATGCTCGCGATCGAAGGCCTCATCGTGCAATTGCTTCTGGATCGTGACGCCGAACACGCGGCTGGTGAAATGCCCTGACGCGATGACGGCGACGGCCAGAGCAAGATCGGGACGCGAGACGATCGCATTGGCGAAGGCGAGATTGATGGTGCGATCGAGGATCGCGCGCACGCCCGCGGAGGGCTTGTCATCGCTTTCGGAGGCGGCGGCAGGGTCCGCCGTGCTTTGGGCTGCCGCCGCCTCCTTGCGACCACGCGGGGAGGAGGCGCGCGGTGATTCCGGTTCATCGGCGAATTCGCCGTCCTCGTCTTCAGCGTCCGGCCCGTCCTTCGCCGCGCGCTTGCGATAGCCGAAGGTCAGATCAATATCGCCGTCGAAACCCACGCCGATCGAAAAGCCCCATTTGCCACGCTCGACCTGCGGCACCGCGCGCGCCGCAGCGCGGCGCACGATCGCCAAATATTCCGCGACGAGTGCCGAGCGCTTGGCAACAGCCACTGTGCGGTCCGCGGCGGCCGTTTTCGGATCGGCAATCAGCTTGTGGAGGGCTGGGCCCTCCTTTTGCACGATAGCTTCGGCGCGCTCCTCTTCGCCGTCGATATAGTCGGGCTCAAATTGCCAATCGCAGACGAGGTTATCATCGTCGTCGGCGTCGCAATCGATCGTATAGAATCCCCAGCCGTCGGCGGCTTTGATGGCTTCGGCCTCGGCGCGCAATTTCTCCTCCGCTAACTGCCGGCAGATCGCCGCGTCGCGCCAGACGACCTGCTCCTCGAAGAGATCCTCGCCAATGCGGCCGCCGGCGGCGCGATAGGCCGCCTCGCCAACGAACACGGCCTCGCCGTACGTCGGCTTCAGCGTATCGACGCGCAGCCTGCGCTTGATCTCGTAGGGCGTGAGATGATGCTTTCCAGCCTTCGACAATTCGGCGTAGACGGCCGCCTGCTGCTCCGGGCTCTCGCTCACGGCAAAGGCGCGTGCCGTATCGGCATCGAGCTTGCCGCTCTTCCACGCGGCGCGGATCTCCGGCGCGAGACGCCCGAGCGCGAGACTCTTGCGGACCTCGTGCTCCGATCGGACGAAGGCGCGGGCGATCGCCGCGACATCCATAGATTCGCCCAGGGCGACGAAGGCCTCGTATTCCTCGACCGGATGCATCTGCTCGCGGAACAGGTTCGCCGTCAGCGCCAGGGCGCTCAATTCGGCGTCGCTGCCAGCAAAGATATTGACGCGGACGTCGCTGCTGTCGCCGCCCCAGGCTTTGCCCTCCTTGGCGAGCAGCTTCAGCGCCTTGAACCGGCGCCCACCGGAGAGGACGTGAAATTTGCCGTTCTCCTCATGCACGCCGAGCTCGTCGATCAGGCCGATCTCATGCAGGGACGACGAAAGCTCGGCGATGCCGGCCTTCGGGTGATGATGGCGCGGATTGAATCGCGACAGGCCGGCGATCTTCGCCAGCGGAATCTTGTCACTCAGAACCTGGAGCATGATGGAGCCGTGCTGAACGATCGACGCAGGGCAACGCGGACGCAGATACGCTTAATGCCGAGAGGGAGCTGCCACGTGCGAAGCGATGACGCATTCGACGCTCTCGGAGACGCCTTTTTCGGAATAGAGCTTGGCGAGCCGGGTGAAATGCTCCGGCGTCGCCGTGTGGCCATTCGACTCGATGAAGCTCTCGATCGCCGCGCTGGCGATATGAAAGCCGTGCGATGTGATGAGGGTGGCAAGCGTCGCTGGCGGCACGCCGAGGCGCCGAGCTTCAACGGCGAGCGCGGCCAGAGTTTCGGAGATCGCGTCGGCCGCCCTTTCGTGGAGGCGGCGGAATTCGCGGGCTTGTTCAGGTGTCATCTATGCCTCCCGGAAAAACGTAAATCGCGCGTATGCCCATCGGGGCGCGGACGATAGCGGTAAAGGATGTCTTCAAAGGTGGAGGGCCGCGTCGCCGCGACGGCGAGGCCGAAGCGAAGGCCGACGAGCACGCCGAGCGCGAAAAGGATCGAACCGCCCAGCATGAGCGAGATCAGAGGCACGGTGGCGCCTCCGGAAACGGCCGGTTGAGGTAGACCTCGAGATTCGCAAGTGCCGCGTCGAATTCGGCAAGCGTCTCGCGGAAGGCGGCGAAGGCTGTGTCAAGCTCTTGCGTCGCCACGGAGGCGCGATCACCAGCGTTGGTATTAGGTAAGCCGCCCGTGGCGGCCTCGAAAGGCTGCCTGATCATGCGGAAACCCGTGCAAAAAGATGAGGAACGGTTGGAATGTGCCGGCCGCGCGCGGCAGGCTGGAAAGGCGGAAGGGCGAGCGTTAACCATGAGAGATAGTTGCACAACTCGCAACTTCATGCAAGCGCATAGTGCGCAACTTGCAACATCGCGGTGGCGACTTGTCGCACCTTGTCTTCCGCCGGAGGCGATGTCACACCTATGTGTATTGCAGAGGTGTAGCCTCGGGATGCATCCGCTGGAAACGCAAAAATGAAGCTTAGGGCGATGTTGCTGATCGGAGCCACCTTGGCCGCCACTGCGGCGCGCGCCGACAATACGGCCTGGATGCTCCATTCGGACTCCGACCCAATGACCGATGCGCCGGAAGCTTTGGCAATGACGGAAGGTGATGCGGGGGTCAGCGCGATATTTGGCTGCCCCGCGCCCCATAAAGCTGCGTGGCTGTTAACTTCCTCCAAATTTGATCTTCAGTTTGAACCAGCGAGATCCGTCCGACTGCGTGTTGACAGCTCGCCGCCGGAAGCGATGACGTGGCAAAACTTGAAAAGTGGGGGTGTTGGTCTAAAGGGTGACGAGGCCACGAAGCTTGCCAAACGCGTTGAGGCCGCGCGGACGAGATTGGTTTTTGACGATGGAAGCGGCCCGATCGTCCTCTCCCTTGAGGGCGCGTCAGGCGCGATAGCTAAAGCGCTCTCTATTTGTCAGCTCAAATGAGGCGCTCGACAAAGCGGCCTCTATCCCCGGACCGTCTTTTTCAGCGGGAAGGCCGCCTCGAGCATGGCTTTCATTCGGTCTATCTCTTCTTGATCTCTGCCGGCAAAAAAATTAACGAGCCACGCTTCGTCCGGGTGTCGAAAAAGCGATTCTCTATCGCAATCGAAAAGAACCGCTAGGCGTTCCTGCATATCCTCCGCTGGCGAACTCTCTCCCTTAAACCAGCGGGATACGGTGCTTTTGTCTGCGCCGATTACTTTCGCCAGTGCAGTCGGAGTCTCAAAGCCCTTCTTCGAAGCCCACTCCTTTATGAAATGTGGCCGGCTGGGTTGTTTGAAACGATGAATCGATGCGGCTGGTCCCATGAACCAATCTTATTTGCGCTGCCGCAAGTTGTCTTCGCTGCAATTTTCAGGGCAGAGGCTTGCTAATGGTTGCGAGTTGTGCAACTATCTAATCTATGCAGGATGCAACCTTCCACGATCTGTTGCGCGGCCGCGGCCAGAAAGCAAAGCTGGCAGAGGCCCTTAATGTCGATCGATCTATCGTGAGTCGATGGATTGAGCGGCGCGTTCCTGCGGAACGCGTTCTTGAAGTTGAGAGGGCGACCGGAATTCATCGGTCGAAAATTCGTCCCGATCTTTACCCGCCCTCTGAGTTGGAAGGTGCCGCTCCTTATTGTGGTGCTCTCTCAGAAGAGCCTGCGACGTAAGAGGCGGAGGAGCAGTGCTCCTCTGTTGATCCTAAGTTTTATCCAGATCGTGTGCGTCCAAATGCTTGTCTCTCCACGCCGCGCCGCAGCTTCCATCTGCGGCAAGGGCGGAAAATGCCTGGTCTCGTAGCTTTCGTTGTCCTGCTTACCGTTTGCGTCCCCGTAATGACCGACTCCCTCATTCCCGCGTCTCAATCAGATGAGCACGAGGGAATTGGCATGGTCTGTCAAACCGCTTCGCAATCGGAGCTACAACCGATGTCCGCCGCCACCTATGTCGATGATGCCCGGGAGATGGCCGCAGCGCTCGAAGAGCGCGAAGCCAGGCTCGCCGGTAGTCTCGCGCAGGCGCGGCGCAACCTCGCGGCTCGCTTCGGAATTGCGGCACGCATCTTTTACGCGCTCCGCCATCGGCCGCCGAAGACGATCACCGCCGACATTTATGATCGTCTCTGCGCTGCGCTTGAGGTCTCGGCCGCGCAAGGCATCAGGACCCTTCAACATGAAATGGCCACGGCTCATCAGCGCCGTCTGCGTCTTCGTCAAAACCACGCGCGCAAGGCTGCACTTCTGGTGGGCGAAGCGCGGCAGGAACTCGCCTTGATCCGGTCTGAGAGCCGGGAAGGGGGCGCTCGGTGAGCGCTATCCTTAATTTCTTGGCGTTGCGGCTGGAGGCGGCTGCTCAGCAGCTTCGACGCCTCGCAGGAGATCCGCTGCCAGTTGCCTGGCAATCTGCGGAGTCAGGGCAAACTGGTGAGTTCCTGCCAATCTATCGGATAAAGCCGGATCAGGTAGATACCCGATTTTTACCAGCACGGACATTCCGAGCGCCGGAACGACGTGAAAACTCTGCACGGGGGCCAGAATGATATCGCCCCCTTCGTTCGTTTCCCACTCCATGACCGCCTCCCTCAGCTGTCGGCATGAAAGCACGCCGAGCGTGAGGCCGTCATCTTCTGATTACGTCTGCACCGGGTTCAGGGCCTCTGGCTTCGGTGAGACGTGTGCGGCGCCGGGTGTGCCGCTCCCGGGTTGCCCTCGTGACCCGGTTATCGCCCGGCGCCGCAGTTCGTAGCGTGTAGCGTCTTCGTCCCGTCTGCGGCCGGCGTTTGGCCGCGGGCACCTCCCCTTGAACTCGCCCGTCGCTCCGGCGACGGGCCCTTTTCTGCGCGTTTCGCGCCACGGAGATTTGCGTGCCTTTTCCTAAGCCAGCCGCGGCGACGGACCGCGAAACACTCGAAGAGATCGCGCGGCTGTGGGCCGACCCGAACAACACCAAGCAGGCGATCGCCGAGCGATACGGCTATTCCGTCGGCTGGCTCGACAGGCGCCTCGACGAAGCCAGGAACATGGGATTTGCCGTTTTCCCGCGTGCCGGCGGCCGCGGCGCGGCATCAACCTTCACGGACGAACTCGTGCAGCTCGTCGCGACGCTCGTCGCCGACAAAACGCCGCATAACGAGATCATGCGGCGGCTCGGCAAGGACAGTTCCTGGGTCAGCCACGCGAAATATCTCGCACGCCATCGCGGCTTCGACGTCGCGGCAGCGCCCGAAGCCTCGGCAAAGACGCCGTCCGATCTCGTCGCCGGGCTTCGCGTCACGCGGCGACGTCGCGGCGGCATCACGATCACGCTTCCCTATCTGCGCTGCCTCGACCCGGAGGCGCGGCGTGTCTGAGACTTCCGGCCCGAAACTTCGCACCATCACGCGCATCGACGCGCGGGACGTTCGCCCGGCGAAGAGCTTCGGGCTAAAGCCGGAGTGCGTCTGGATCGACATCGTGCTGCTGCGCGTCGACGAAACCTACCAGCGTCCGATCGACAAGCAGGGCCGGGCGCAGATCGCGCTGATCGCGGAGACGTTCGACTGGCGCAAATTCGCGCCGGTGATCGTCGCCGACATTGGGGGGGGGCTTTACGCGATAGTGGACGGGCAGCATCGAGCCCATGCAGCGGCCCTGTGCAATATCCGCTCGGTGCCCTGTTATGTGATCGCCGCCGCGCCGGAAGAGCAGGCGGACTGCTTCGCCGCCATCAACGGCCAGGTCATCGCCATCCGGACGCAAAACCTCTGGAAGGCGCGTCGCGCCGCCGGTCATCCGGAGGCTGCCGCTTTGGATAGGATCGCGACCGCCGAGGGCGTTTCACTCGTCTGGCACAATCTCTCGACCCTGGCGATGGAGCCGGCGCAGACCTGCGCGCTCAACGCCATTGTCCGCGCGGTCCGGCGGTATAACGAAAAGATCGCGGGGCTGGCGCTCTTCGCTTTGCGGTCGACGCGCACCAGGGCAAAGCGCAGCTTCCTCACGGCGCAATGGATCGAGGCCACCGTCGCCGTGCTCGCCGAACATCCCGAGTGGCACGATCGCGCGCTGATCTCGGCGCGCCTGGGCAAGATCGATCTCGCCGAGCGCGAAGCCGATATCCGCGCCGCCCGTGCGGAGAATCCGGCGCTGAGCGGGCGCGCATTGGCGGAAGCGGCCATTTTCATTGCGCTCGAAGGCGTGGACGAGGTGACGGCATGACGGATCCGCCGTTCTCGCTCTTCCACCCGCTCGCGAATTTGTTTCCGCTGATCGAAGGCGCGGATTTTGAAGCTCTTGTCGCCGACGTGCGCGCCAATGGTCTGCGCGAGCATATCGTCGTTCACGAGGGACTGATCCTCGACGGCCGCAATCGCTTTCGCGCGGCCGTAGCTGCGGACCTCATCGCCGCCGAAATTCCGGCACGTGGCAGCGCGCCCTTTACCCAGCATTTTTCACGCTATCTGCCCGACCGAGATGGCGACGCGCTCGCCTTTGTTATTTCCAAGAATCTGGCGCGGCGTCATCTGAACGAAAGCCAGCGGGCTTTCGTGGCGGCCAAAATCGCGAACTTGACGCAGGGCAGGCCGGGTTCAGAAAAACAGGCAAATTTGCCGGTTAAGCAACGGGATGCCGCGCAGCTTCTCAACATATCTGAGCGATCGGTTCGATCCGCGGCCGTGGTGCGAGACAAAGGCACGCCAGAACTTCAGCACGCGGTTGAGACCGGAAAGATCGCCGTGTCCGAAGCCGCCAAGGCGGCCAAGCTCGGCGCGGAGAAGCAGACCGAAATAGCTGCTGCTGCCGAAGCCGGAAAAGCCAATGTGGTGCGGACGGCGATCAAGCGCGAAACGCGCGATGATCGCGAAGTTGCCTTGGCGGCGAAACAGCGCGACCTGCCGCAGCAGAAATTCGGTGTCATCCTTGCGGATCCGGAATGGCGCTTTGAGCCCTGGTCGCGCGCGACCGGCATGGATCGCGCCGCCGACAATCATTATCCGACGTCCTGCACCGAGGTCATCGCTTCGCGCGATGTCGCTGCGATCGCCGCCGACGATTGCGTGCTGTTCCTCTGGGCGACCGCGCCCATGCTGCCGCAGGCCTTCGTCGTCATGGGCGCCTGGGGTTTCGATTATCGCTCGAATTTCGTTTGGGCCAAGGATCGGGTCGGCACCGGTTACTGGAATCGCAACCGGCACGAGCATCTCCTGATCGGCATCAAGGGCCGTCCGCCGGCGCCGGCGCCAGGTACGCAATGGGACTCGCTGATCCATGCCTCGGTCGGTGCGCATTCCGCGAAGCCGGACGGCTTCCACGAGCTGATCGAAGCCTATTTCCCGAACCTACCGAAGGCAGAGCTCAACTGCCGCGGCAAAGCGCGGCCCGGCTGGGTGGCCTGGGGCAATGAAGCGGAGCAAGCGGCATGATTGACTTTGCAAAACAGCTTACACAGGCGGAACTCGACATCGTCCAGGAGCGTCGCCGTCAAGTCGAGGTCAAGGGCTGGACGCCAGAGCACGATGACCGTCACGAGGGTGGAGAGATAGCCGGGGCGGCCGCCTGCTACATTATGGAAAATCTTCTCGTCCACGCGCCTGGTCTTCGTGCCGTCATCAAAAAGACGATCGAGATGCTTTGGCCTTGGGCACATCATTGGTGGAAGCCGAAGGATCGACGTCGCAATCTCGTCAAGGCCGGCGCACTTATCATCGCTGAGATCGAGCGGTTTGATCGAGCGGCAGCCCGCGAACGGGGCGAGACATGAGCCTCGTTCACGTCGCGCTTCCTCGCGCGCCTTCACACAGATCAATCGTCTTCACCGCCGATGAGGCGGAACGGCGGCTTTCGCATTTGCGCGCTCTCGGATTTTCGCGAGAGGATGCGGACAAGGTCTTCGAGGCAATCGATCTGCCCACGCCGGAGAAGATCGACGCGAGGATTTCCGACCTGCGCGCGGCCGGCTTTACCGACCCGGTGAAGATGATCACCAGCTCGCCGGCGATCCTCGGCTACGCGATCGACAACATCCGCGGCAAGATTTCCGACCTGCGCGCGGCCGGCTTTACCGACCCGGTGAAGATGATCACCAGCTCGCCGGCGATCCTCGGCCTGTCGATCGACAACATCCGCGGCAAGATTTCCGACCTGCGCGCGGCCGGCTTTACCGACCCGGTGAAGATGATCACCAGCTTGCCGGCGATCCTCGGCTACGCGATCGACAACATCCGCGGCAAGATTTCCGACCTGCGCGCGGCCGGCTTTACCGACCCGGTGAAGATGATCACCAGCTCGCCGGTGATCCTCGGCTATTCCCGGGAACGGCTGGCGCTTTGTTGCCGGATCGTGGCCGGGCTTGAGGACCGTTCCGACGCCCAGCTCGCGCGGCTGACCGGTCTACCACGCTCGCTTCTGGAAGCACTTGCGGCGCAATCGCCATGCTGCTGGCGAGACGTTCTCGCGCTCAGAAAGAACCTGCGGACGGCACAAAGGATCGGCTTATGAACCAGACGCTCCACGGCCTCCCGCCATCCACGCGTGCGCGCATGCGGATCAAGGACATCCTGCGCCGCGCGACACAGCTTGCGGATGTAACGGGCGCAACGCCCGCAGCGCGCTATCTGCAAAAGCTCGATTGCGCCGGCGCGATCGATCTCGCACATGGCGATCTCTATGCCGTCGACTTCATCCAGAATTGGGCCTGTGGCGGCAGCTATTTCCCGGCGCTGATCGCGCATGCGCATTGTGGCGAGGCCAATGCGATCGAGGCGACGTTCCTGACGCCCGACGGCGATCTCGCCCGCGTCAAGGAGCCGAAGCTGCTGCTCGGCACGCCGCTCGGTGGCGCGACGGTTCGGATTTCGACCGATTTCCAGAGCAGCGAGGAATTATGGATCGCGCGCTCGATCGAAACCGGCTGCCGCGCCGCCTTCGCCGGCGTGCCGCGCAATGTCGTCGCTGGACTGCGGATGGACAATATCGCCCAGGCGCTGGCGATTGAGGAACTCAAGCCGAAGCGCATCTTCCTCGCCTTTTCGCTGCACGACGAAACGCCGCTCAAACTAAAGCAGCGCGTCGAAGCGGCCGAGGCTTTGCGCGACCGCGGCTTCGAGGTGCGGATCAAGGTTGTCGACGAGCTGGAGGGATTGGCGCTGTGAGGGCATCGGCATGACGCGCGAAAAACTGCCAACGCGCCGACCCGGACTGTTGCGTCGCCTGATCTTCGGCGGCCGGCCCTGGGATGTTCAATTCGGCATCACCTGGCCGCGCGGCCGCGTCGCGGAGATCTTCATTTCGTCGACGCGCTCGGCGTCCGACATCGAGGCCTGCGCGCGAGACGGCGCCATTCTCGCCTCGCGCTGCCTGCAGCACGGCGACTCCATCGAAGAGATGGCGAAGTCGATAACGCGCGAGGACGACGGCAAGCCGACCACGATCATCGGCGCGGCGCTCGATCTCGTCGCCAGCGAGGCGAAGAAAGTTGCGGCCGATTTCGGGCTGCAAGGCGGAGGATTGGGCGAATGAGCGATGAGAACAGAGGAATTCTGAAGGTTCCTCCCGAGGTGTTGGCGCAGGCTCTCGGGCTCGAGCCCGGTGTGAGGATAACGTGGATTAGATTCGACCCGTTTGAACAGGTAGCGGAGCTTCTGCTCGAAGGGAATTCCCTCCCCGAGGCGCGGCCAAATGAATCAGCACCGCCCTACGTCGTCCTCAACATTCGAACAGATCCTGACCTTGGGTATGTGCATCGAAAGTTCTGCCATTGGGAGCATGCGCCAGCGCGCGAATGGGAAGCGGGCGAAGCCAATGTCATCGCTGACGGCAGCGGCGGCCTGCTGTAGTCACCCGCCATCACACCTTGAGCGGCGTTTCCATCGAGATTGGATTTGAGGTCATGAAGGCCGCGCTAAGCATGATGTGGCGCGGTGATATCGCGAACTTTGGAGACAATAAAATGTCTGAATCGCATCGCCGCAACGGCGTCGCCGGCGAGGAACTGCGCGGCTATATCGAACGGATCGAATCCATCCGTGCCGAGAAGAAAGAACTCTCGGAAGACGAAAAGCTCGTGATGGCCGAAGCGCGCGCCGCCGGCTTCGACACACGCACCATCGGCTATGTCGTCAAGGTGCGCAGCAAGAAGCCGTCCGAGGTCGAAGAGGCAAAGGCGCTCGCTGACCTCTATCTGTCCGCGCTCGGCATGCAAAAGGAATTGCCGCTGTTCCGCACCGTCGATCTCATGGATGTCGACGTGACGGCAAAGGAGCAGGTGGTCGAGGCATTGAAGAAATTCGTGCCATCGGCGGGCGCGATCGTCATCGAGGCCGGCGGCAAGCCGCTGCGGTTGACGCGCGGCGAAGATGGCGAGGTGCTCGTCGCCGAAGTCGAAAAGCCGAAGCGCGACGGGGGGGGCAATACTTCAAAAACCAAGCCGGCGAAGCCGCCAGCCGACGTGCCCGATTGCGACCCCGATGCAGCCGAGGAGCTTGGCCGCGACGCCGCGCGTGCGGATGTGCCGATCATCAGGAATCCGGTTCCCGTTCGGCGATCCGCGGCGGCCGCGCTGGGATCTGGGATGGCGCAAGCAATCGGGCAACGACGGCATGGGGCCTGGTGATTGATGGCGCGCAGCAACGATCTGACGCAATTCGGCGAGGTGTTCGAGCCTGACGAAGCCCAGGAGCTGATTCTCGGGCCGCGCGTGCGCGGCGCGCTGACGGAATGGCTGACCGAGATCTGGGCGCAAGAGGAACTCTCGGCCGTCGGAATTGGGCCACGGCTGCGGGCGATTTTCGACGGACCGCCCGGCGTCGGCAAGACGACACTGGCGCATCATCTCGCCGCTCGGCTCGGGCTGCCGATGCTCGCGGTGCGGCCGGAACTCGTCATCTCGAAATGGGTTGGCGACACGGGCGAGAATATCGGCAAGCTGTTTAGTTTGGCCGCCGATCCGGATAATCCGATCCTGCTCTTTCTCGACGAATTCGACGCGCTGTCACGCCAAAGGCGCCAGGCCGAGCAGGCGAGTGACGACGGCCGCAATGAAGAGGTGAATACGCTGCTGCAGCGCCTGGAGCAGCATAAAGGCTATCTGATCGCGGCGACGAATTTCGCGAAACATAATCGACCAGGCCATCTGGCGCCGCTTCGATATCCAGATCACTCTCGAACTGCCCGGGCAAAAAGAGCGCGAACGAATTTTCGCGCGCTATCTCGCGCCGTTCGTCGTCGGCGCGCGCGTTCTGACCGCTTTGGCCGAGGCGACGGAAACGGCGTCGCCGGCGCTGATCCGGAAATTCTGCGAGGGGCTAAAACGCCAGATCGTCATTGGGCCCAAGCTCAATCTCGACATGCGCCGCGAAGCCGTCGTCGACCGGCTGATCACGACAATTCAGCCCCATACCGACGCCGGCAAGCCGCGGCTTTGGAGCCTCGGCGGCAACGATCACGCGGTCTCGCAATTGCCCTGGCCGCTGAGCCAGAGCGCGGAGGTTGCTAACTGTGAAGACCATGCTGATGCGGCGCCAGCGGCGCGGGTCGTGTCTCTGGCCGGAAAACGGGGAAAGAAGTGAATAGCGCGACCAAGGTCACTGCGCCGCCGAAGCTCAGCAGGCCCGTGCTCAAATGTCTGGGCGCTTTGGCGCGGTTCTATGACGATGAGTTCGGTTTCGTCTCGTTCGCAACAATTGCGGCGGAGGCTGACATGCCGCGCATCGCCGTGCGACGGACAGTGCGCTTCCTCGCGCGCAGGGGCTTGGCTGAATACGGCAAGGGCTTGTGGACGCGAGACGGTGAGCCGGCGGGATCTGGCTATCGCTGCACGCGCGCCGGGCTAGCGGCAGCGCAAGAGCTCGGGTGCGGCCTTTGAGCTACCAAGCACAAAACCTGTTCGGCGCGCTCTATGTGGGCGGTGTTTCGCGGAAGGCCATCCTGCAGGCCTGTGCGAATTATGCCGATGACGAGATGCGTGTCTTTGCCAAAAACGCGACCTTAGCAAGAGACACGGACCAATCCGAAGCGAGCGCGCGCCGTCGTCTGCACGAACTCGAGGCGCTCGGCATCATCAATCGGATTGCCCGCTATGTCGACGAAAACGGCAAGGTGAACGCGAACCGCCGCGGGCGGCGCATCAACGACGAAATCCGCCTGCAGCCGGACGTCACCCAGGCCGATCTCGACCGTCGCGCCAAAGAACTCAATTTGCGCTGGCCGAAAGACATAGACGCGTCAGGCGAGGAGACGGGTGACGGCGATATCGACGACGAGGTTAGCCTTGGCAATCTGCAAGGGCAAAACGACGAAGCCGGAACATTTAGCCCTACCAACCTGCAAGGGCTAAATGACGAAGCTGCGCCAATTAGCCCTACCAACCTGCAAGGGCAGCCCTCGCACTGCTGCAAGGGCACAGATGAATCGATTATAGAGTCTAACCCCCCTAAATCCCCCCTCCATGACGAAAGCGAGCCAGCGCCAGAGTTCGAAGAATTCGAGCGAACGTGGCCCTGGACCGAAGGTGAGCCTCGCGAACCGGCACGGCGGGCGTTCTGCAAGCTCGCGGCGACGGACAGATCGCTGGCCATCCGGGGAATTGGAAACTTTCTCGCTTTTCGCCAGCGCAAGAACCGTGGTCGAGGCTCTGCGCGCGCCTTTCTGCGAGATCGCGCCTGGGAAGGCTTCGGGACGCGAACAACCAGCGCCGAACCGTCGGGGCAGGTGTGGATCGTCGCAGGCACGCTCGAAGGCGACGCCTGGTCCGCGCATCACCGCGCCGCGACCGGGCGCCCGTTGTTCTTTTTTCCGCGGCGTCTGCCTGACGGATCGAAATCCGTCGGCCTTTGGAAGCCGACAGCCTTTCCGCCGAACGCGCGCGCCGGGCCCAGCGACGCCCGCGAATACGAAGGCGTCGAATTCTAGCTGCAGCAGCTTTGAGGCGGAAAGACGAGATGAAACCAGAGCCGGTGAAGCAGATTGATCGCGCCGAGCACGCTGACATTTACGCGCTCTATGAGCGCGCCACACTGGCAGAAGTGCGCCGTCGCGAAATCATTGCCGCCGAACGGGCGCCAATATCGTGGCATCTGATCTACAGTGTGCCGCAGGCGGAACGATTGGCCGAGGAATATCTGCGGCGCATCGGCTGCGAGGTCTTCATCCCGACATGGATATTCAAGCGACGGCTACGTAAAAAGGAGGTAGAGCGCCATGTGCCGCTCTACCGCAATTACGTCTTCGTCGGCGTGACGGGTCAGAGCTTTGCCGAGATTGAGGGCTGTAAAGGCGTCCTAGAGACGGTGCGGATCGCTGGTGTGCCCGTCGCTATTCCAGAGACCATCGTTGGCGATCTCATGTTAGCGGTGGAGCTGCGTTGCTTCGTTATGGATTATAGAACCGGCTGGGTGAAACGTGTGAGGCCGGGCACGCCGGCGGCTGCCTTCGAGCGCTTTCGTGTCGGCGAATGGGTGAAAGTCATCGAAGGACCATTTCAAGGTCATCAGGCGCAGATCGTGATGGCGCCGAAGCGCGATCATGTGAAAGTGCTGATGTCCATCTTTGGGCGGGAAAACCAAACCGATATGCCGCTCGATGCTTTGGAGCCGTTGTCGTGATGGAGCCGAATCAGCTAGACGTTCGTGACGGCCACTGCGGCGCTTCCGCGACATCGCGACCCGCAACCCAGACGACGCGACAAGCGATCGTCACCAAAGTAGGCTTGTGCCTCGCGCCGCTCTCATGAAACTTGCTCGACCACTCATCAAGACGGCCGACACGTCGATCGCGCGCACGCCAGCGAAGCGCGCCGATCCGCATTACCTGACGACAAACTGGAAGGCACTGCGAAAAGCTGTCTTCGATCGCGATCACTGGACTTGCGTCGTCCCCGGATGCCGGCAGCGCGCCATCGTCTGCGAACACATCTGCAGCCGTCGCAAGGGCGGCACTGACGACATGGCGAACCTCGCCTCGCTCTGCCGGGACCACGACAACCGCTTCAAAGAACTGCCGAGCGGCGCGCGTCGCAACTCTGAAGAGTGGGAACGCCTCTTTGCTCCGAAGGGGTAGGGGGTTTACGTTTGCCAGGGCTCGCCCACGGCAACCGGCATCCACCGCACGCGCGGATTTTTTTTCTTGCTAAGTTGTTGATGTGAGTCCGTTTTCCGGCATTTCTGGAGTTTCAGGACAAGTCCCATGCGTTTCAAGAAGTTTGAGCCGACGGACGTTCAGCGGGACGTCATCAAACGCTTGGTGCTTGAGGGTGTTTCTCAAGTAAAGATCGCAGAGTCGCTAAATATAGCGAAGTCAACTTTGCAGCGTTACTTCCCAAATGAGTTGAAGTCATGCGAGCGACCCGAAGGGCGTCCGCGCTGGGAACCAACCGTCGCAGACCGCGAGACCGTGACGATCCTCATTTGTGCGGGATTCAAACAGGATTCCATCGCCCGGCGCTTTGGAATTTCGGTCGATACACTGCAGCTCTATTGCGCGGATGAAATATCCAACGGCTATGATCTGCGCCGTCAAGATGCGGTCATCGCGCTCTATCAAAAAGGCGTCGGCACCAACGCGGCACCGAACTCCGCGGCGATCAAAGAATTCCTGCGCAAGGTCGACACGTCGCCGCAGCCGATCCAATCCTCGACGGTGCGCAAGCCGATGACGCCTGGCAAGAAGGAGCAGGCGATCGCAGAGGCCGCGACCGGCGCGCAGGGCACGAGCTGGCATGACCTTCTTACTCCGGCGGAACGACCGAATTGAACGTTCCGGCGCCGATCGAGGATGAATGGTCGTTCGCTTGTCCCGACTGGTGGGAGCGTCTCCAGCAAGGCCGCTCGCTGCTGCCGAGCTTGCCGCTGGATAAGATCGAGGCCGATCGCGCTGTCGGGATTTACAATAAGTTTTGCCTTCCGGACGTCACCGGAAACCCGAGCCTGGGCGAAGTCGGCGGCGATTGGTTCCGCGACTTCATCAGAGCGTTCTTTGGCTCCCTCGACAGAAACGGCCGCCGCCGCGTCAAGAAGGCGTTGGGCCTCGTTCCGAAGAAGCAATCCAAGACCACGAACTCCGCGGCCTTGATGCTCACCGGGCTGCTGATGAATAAGCGCCCGCGAGCTGACTTCATCAATGTGGCGCCGACCAAGCTCCTCGCTGAGATCGCCTATGAGCAGGCGGTCGGCATGATTGATAGCGATCCTGAAGGTTACCTGCAGAAAAGGTTTCGTCCCCGCGACCATCTCAAGCAGATCGACGATCTGCTCATGGACGCAGTCTGGAAAATCCGGGCGTTCGATTTGAACGTCACGAACGGAATTATCCCGGCGGGCATCCTCATCGATGAGCTGCATCTAATCGCGCGAGATCCGAACGCGGCGCGCGTGATAGGCCAGCTCATCGGCGGCATGTTACCGATCCTGGAGAGCTTCTGCCTTTACATCACCTCGCAGAGCGATGAGCCCCCCGTGGGCGTGTTCAAAACCGAGCTCTCCCGCGCCCGCGCCATCCGCGACGGCCGGATCAAGGGCGATTTGCTGCCGTTTCTTTACGAGTTCCCGACCGCGATTCAGGAAGACGATAGCCGCTGGCTGGATCAATCGATCTGGCATTGTGTGCTGCCTAACCTTCGGCGATCGGTGCAGATCGAGGATCTCGCCAGCGGGTTGCGCGAAGCGGAATTCGCCGGCAAGCAGGAAGTCGCACGCTGGGCCTCGCAGCATCTGAATATCCAGATCGGCTCGAAGCAGGCGTCCGACTCGTGGCCTGGCGTCGAATATTGGGACCTCAACGAAGATCCCAGCATCTCGCTCGAAACTCTCATCGCCCACTGCGAACTCATCGTTCCCGGCGTCGATGGCGGTGGCCTCGACGACTTGCTCGGGCTGAATTGCATCGGCATCGAAAAAGGCACCGGACGCTGGCTTTCATGGGCTCACGCCTGGGCGCACGAGATCGTCAAGGAACGGCGCAAGTCGATCGTCTCGCAGCTCGAGGACTTCGAGAAAGACGGCGATCTAACCTTCGTCACACAGATGAAGACCGCTTACGACGAATGCGCGGATCTGATCGCACAGATCGACGCTGCTGGGCTTATCGGCCTCATCGGCTTCGATCCAGCCGGCGCCTCGGGAGTTGTAAAGGCTCTCGCGGAACGCGGCATCGAGGGTGATGAGCGCATCTTCGGTGTGCGTCAGGGTTACTCGCTGGCTGGCCCTGTCAAGGACGTCGAGACGAAGCTCGCCGATGGCGAACTGATTCACGCGGCCCAGCCACTCATGACCTGGTGCGCCGGCAACGCCAAAATCCAAGTGACACAGAACGGATACATCGTGACGAAGCAGGCCTCGGGCACCGCCAAGATTGATCCGCTCATGGCGCTCTTCAACGCCGCCGGCGTGCTGCGTGCCAATCCCCAGCCCGTGTCAGCCTATTCGGCCGATCACGGCCTTTACATTTTCTGATTGTGCCATGCGCGATTCCTCGAAGCCGTCACGCCTGCGCCGTCTGTTTCGGTGGCTCGACGATACAAGCCGCGAACTTATGCTCCTCACGGGCCTTGGCATCCTCGCGGGCGGCCTATGGCAAGTCTATCGTCCAGCGGCTCTGATCGTTCCAGGGGTCGTCTTGATCAGCGTGGCGATCTTCGGCGTTGCGCCTTTCCCCGGGCGCCAAACGCCTCCAGAGACAGGCGAGTGACGATGCATGGGCTTCTTGCGCAAGTTTCATCGCCAGGTTGACTGGAGCGAGGACGAGCAGCTCTGGGCCGGCTCGCAATTCACGTCGCATTCGGCGACAGGAGTGGCTATCAACCAGACCAACGCGCTCTCGGCGACGACATTTTACGCTTGCGTGATGATGCTCTCGGAGGACGTCGCCAAGCTTAAACCCTTGCTTTTCCAGCCGCGCGACGACGGCGGCCGCAATCTCGTAACCAAGCATTGGCTCGTCGATCTACTCCGTAAGCCGAATGACTGGCAATCGGGCTTCGAATTTCGCCAGATGATGATGGTCCAGCTTCTCCTGCGGGAGAACGCTTATGCCGTCATCTGCCGAACGAAAGGCGGCCGTCCTTACAAGCTCATTCCAGTAAATTCGGATCGTGTCGCGATCTGGGAAGCACCGAGCGGCGAGCTCTTTTACCGCGTTACACCGCTTGGCCTCCATGAAATGGCCGAGTTGCGCGATCAGCCGTTCTTGATTCCCGCAGAAGACGTTTTCCATCTCCGCGGGCTTTCCATCAACGGACTTCTTGGCTCTTCTCGGATCGTTTTGCACAAGGATGCGGTCGGACTCGCGATAGCGCAGGAGCAGCAGCAATCCCGCTGGATGCAGGCGGATAGCAATCCTGGCGGCATTCTGACGACCAATGCGCGTTTGGGTCCCGGTACTGCGGAACGCATTGCCAAAGATTGGCGCACGCTGCATTCGGGCATGAGCAATTCCGGCAAAGTCGCAGTCCTGGAACAGGGGCTCAAGTTCAATAAGCTCGGTATGTCGGCTGCCGACATGGACTTCATCAACGGCCGCAACTATCAGCGGCAAGACATCGCGCTGCTCTTCAGAATCCCGCCGCACATGATTGGCATCGTCCAAGGTCGCAGCGCGGCCGGTGTTGTCGATCAGCAGGCCGCCGAATATCTCAATTTCACGTTGACCGGCCACACGCAGCGCTTCAGCGACAAGGCCGACCTTGCGTTTAACATTTCCGGCATGGGTATGTTCCTCGATTGGGATTATTCGATCCTGACCCGTGCCGACCAGGCCACGCGATATCAGAACTACCAGAAGATGATCGCTGGCGGCTTCGGGACTCCGAACGAGGCGCGAATCGACGACGGCAAGAATCCTATGCCGGATGGCGACAAGCTCTGGAAGCCGACCAATATCGCCTATGCCGGCAGCGACGTCGGCGGCACGGCACCCGAGGGCGCAGGGCGACCCTCGGAGGATGATGTCGGAGGGGACGAAGACTGATGCCGAAGATCCTCCAAAGGCTCGCGCTGTCCGAAGCTCAGCTTGAGGAGCAGGCCGACGACCGGACGATCGATTTCGTTTTCTCGACGTCAAACGTCGCATCCGACATGCACCGCATTCTGCCGGGCGCCTGGCAAAGCCGGGGATATGACGGATTGGCGATGTTCCGCACCAACCCGGTCTTCCTCTGGGCTCATGACGCCAATCAGCCAGCGATCGGCAAGGTGACGACGCTCGTCGCTGACAAAGATGGCACCCTGCGCGGCAGCGTTCAATTCGCTGAACACGATTTCGCGGAGACAATCTACCAACTCTATCGCGGTGGCTTTCAGCGTGGCGCAAGCGTCTCTTTCGAGCCAATCGAATGGGACTATGCAAACGGCCCGAACCGTGCCGCCGGTGCCCTCGATTTCACACGCGTGAAGCTTTGGGAAATTTCCGCGGTGCCGCTGCCGGCGGATTCCTCGGCTCTGGCCGCAGCGCGGGCGCGCGGCATCGATCTTACGGGAGTGATTACGATGGCGCGGACGATTCGTCGGGATAGCACGGACGCAGAATGGAAGTGCGGCGCGTCGCGCAACCTTCCCATCGACGAGGCCTCGGATTGGGATGGACCGGCTGCTGCTGACAGCGTCTTTGCCGCTTGCGGATTTGATGGCGACGATCCGGACACCACGAAAGCCCGCAAGGCGTTTCTCGCCTACGATTCGGCAAACCCGAAGAAGAAAGAATCCTACAAGCTCCCGTTCGCCAAGATGGTCGATGGCCGCATGACCGCAGTGAAGTCCGGCCTCAGCGCGGCGGCCCAGCGCCTCTCCGGAACCAACGTCCCCGATGACGTCAAGACGTCGGCGCAGGAAGTGATCGACGATTACAAGTCGAAATATTCCGATGCCGGAGATCGTGATGCAAAGATCATCATCACGAAGCGCGGGCTCTACGAGGTCGCGTGGCTCTGCGAGATCCTCGCGACTGTCGGCTGGATCAAGAGTTGGATCGACCAGGAAGAGGCCGCCGAAAACGATGTGAACAGCACAGGGCCCGCGAATTTGATGGCCGTCATCAACGCGCTTGGCACGACGCTGACCGAGATGACGGAGGAAGAGGTAGGCGAACTGATCGCTTCCTTTGGACCGATCGAGATTGACGACGAGGATGGTGCGACCGTCGAGCACGCGGTGGCCCGAGGACTGCGCGCGCAGATGAAGCGCATAACGAAGCTCAGCGACCGCGCCGGACGTCGCCTTTCCAAAGCCGATGGCCAGGAGCTCGAGGACATTCACGATCACGCACGTCGGTCTCGCCGCCTCGTCCGCGCCGCGACGGACGCCTACAGCGGCGCCGATCTTTCGGACGCCGATGCGCGCGAAGCAGTGTCGGATTCGATGGAAGCCGCGTGTGATCATGCGGAACAGACGCGGTGCATGATCCGTAGTTACATTGACGCTCGCAAAACGGCCGATCCTAGCGACCAACAGCCGGACGCCGATGACGATTCTGCCGTCGATGAGCGCGCCCGCAAAGCCAGGGCTCGCCAGAAAAAGCAGAAGCTTCTGACGGCCTGACTGGCAACTTTATCTCACTGATTTTCTGAACGCCTCGGCGCAAGCCGTGGACCACCGCGCTCACGCGCAATTAACCCAGGAGTTGTCATCATGACACTGCTTGAGCTCCGCGAGGCGTATCAGCGCGCGGTCGACAAATTGAATACGCCCGAGGTCATTGCCGACAAGAAGGTCTATGCCGAAACGGAAGCTGAGGCCGATCGTCTTGAAGGCGAGATCGACCGCGCTCAGAAGGCACTGGACCGCGCCGCGGCGACGGCCCGCCCGGCGGTAGCTACGGAGGCCGGCGCGCCTGTCGTCCCCGCCCAGGATATCGAAGATATCGCCTGGTCGCGCGCCGGATATCGCGGCTTCGCGAATCCCTTGCAGGCCCATTCCTCTGAAGGTGTGGCCTGGAGCAGAAAATTTGACCGTGCGCTTGCGACCGCCCGCCGCAACCTAGGAATGACTTCCATTGATCCATCGAAGCATTTCCGTAGCCTCGGCGAGCAATTGATCGCGACTTACAATTATGCGGTCAACAAGACCAATACCGACCCCCGCCTGCAGCGTGCGCCAACCGGCGCCGGCGAAGTCGATCCCACGGGCGGCGGCTTCCTGGTGCAGGTCGATTTCGCGCAGGCGATCTTCATGCTTGCGCACGACATGGGCGAGCTCTTGAGCCGCGTCAACAAACTGCCGATCGGCGAGAAGTTCAACGGCATCAAGATCCCCGGCGTCGACGAAACGGCTCGCACGACCGGCAGCCGCTGGGGCGGTGTTCGGTCCTATTGGCTCGGTGAGGGCACGCAAGCGACCGCTTCGCGCCCGAAGTTCCGCATGATCGACTTCAACCTGCACAAGCTTTTCTCGCTGATGTATACCACGGACGAGCTTCTGCAGGACCAGAACGCGCTCAATTCGATCGCCTCGCAGGCGTTCTCGGAAGAAGTGATGTTCATGACCGAAGACAGTATCTTCGAAGGTACTGGATCGGGCATGCCGTGGGGCATTCTGAATCACCCCTCGCTGATTACTGTCGCAGAAGAGAGCAGCCAGACCGCGGCGACAGTCATCAAGGCCAATATCGACAAGATGTGGTCGCGGATGTGGAATCGGTCTCGCAAAAACGCGGTCTGGTTCATCAATCAGGATGTCGAACCTCAACTCCTCAATCTCAATCAGCCGGTCTCGACGCAAGGCACCGCGGCCACGGGCGGCGTCGGCGGTACGTTGGTCTATATGCCACCGGGCGGCATGAGCGCGGCGCCCTATGCGGCTCTCTATGGGCGCCCGGTGATTCCGGTTGAATATTGCTCCACGGTGGGCACCGTCGGAGACATCGTCCTGGCCGATCTGTCGCAATACACGCTCGTCGATAAGGGCGGCGTCCAGGCCGCGACGTCGATGCACGTCGCCTTCCTGACCGACGAAATGGTGTTCCGCATAACGTATCGCGTCGACGGCAAGCCGATGTGGACGAAGGATCTGACGCCTTTCAAGGGCACAAACACGAAATCGCCGTTTGTGGCCCTCGCGACGCGTTCGTAGGCGATCGCGCTCTGACAAAGTAGAAAGGGCCGGAGAAGATTCTCCGGCCCTTTTTATGTAAGGCCAATTTTCGAGCCGGAATCTCACACTTCACCAGAGGAGTAGCCCAATGGGCGTCCAATTCTCGCTTCCGGCGCAACTGCCGCCGTCCGTCCTTTTGCCGGCTGCCACCGATGCTGCCGGCCGCACCAGCCGCTATGCCGATCTGAGCAATGCGGTCAAAGCCTATCTCATCGTCGAGGTCAACCAGGGCAACGCGGCGACGGTCACAATCACGCCGCTGCAGGCAAAGGATACGTCCGATACCGGATCAAAGGCGATCAACGCTTCGCCGATCTGGCTCGTTGACGATACGTCTACGTCGGACGCCTTCGTTGCTCAGACGCCCGCGGCGAGCTTCACAACAGATGCCACTTTGAAGGACAAGCTGATCATCTTCGAGCTTCTGCCCGAGGCGGCGTTGGATATCGCCAATGGCTTCAAGACGATTGCCGTGGAAACCGGCGCTTCGAACGCTGCGAACATCACGCGCGCCGAGCTCGTCTATCTCGCGAATATCCAAGCGCTGGGCGCTTCTCAGCCCTCGACCTTCAACTAATAATCCCGCGCCGGCGCGGCGGAGGCCCGTCTCATGACAGAAAAATCCGTCGCCCGGCAGTTGGGCGAGTGGGCTTTGGCTCTCCTGCGGGCGGAGCAGGGCCTCGGCGTCGACGCGATTTTGAACCGCGCACCGACAGGGGCGGGTGAGACGGTCGCCACCGCCGGCGGCTTTCTTGTGCCCACGGCAGCGGCCGACTTTATCCTCGGAACCATCTATGAGGACCGGAATTCGGTCCTCCCGTATTTCTTCAAATGGAACATACCTGACGGCGCCAATTCCACGAAGGTGCCGGGCGCCGATGAGACGAGCCGTGCCAACGGCTATCGCTGGGGCGGCGTCGTGGCTGATTTCGAGGATGAAGGTGACACCCAGGTTGAATCGCTGCCGCGGCTCAAGCAGACAGAATTCTCCGCAAACAAGATTATCGGCTTTGCTGTCGTCACCGATGAACTGCTGGCGGATGCTGAGAACCTCGGCAATTTTCTTCAGCGCGCGTTTTCCGACGAGCTGCGGTATAAGCTCGAGCAGTACTCGCTTTCCGCTGCTGGCACGGGCGCCGGAAAGCCGCTCGGAATTTTGAATTCGCCGGCGCTTGTGAGCGTAGCCAAGCAGTCCGGGCAATCCGCGGGCACCATCGTGGGCGCCAATCTCGAAGCAATGTGGACGGCATTGCCAGCCGCATCGCGCAAGCGCGCCATTTGGGCCGTCAGTGAGACTGCCGCGGCTCAAGCCGATGGCGCCACAACCTTGGGCATTTACCCGTTTTCCGGCAGTACCAATCCCGACGACGTTCCCCGCATCAAAGGGCGACCCGCGATCGAGACTGACGCTTTGCCGATCGTCGGCACGCCCGGCGATATCCTTCTGATCGACCCGGCCTGGTACGCGGTTGCGTCAAAGCCGATCGACTGGGCGATGAGCGCCGACGTGCTCTTCATTAGTGACCAGACGGTGTTTCGCATCACGTGGCGCGTCGATGCGCGGCCGCTGGTCTCCGCGCAGATCACCGGAAGCGATGGTTCCGCGCGATCGCCTTTCGTTGCCCTCGCGGCACGGTCATAAGCCCGAATGACGCCCAACGTCGTCACGACCGTGCTGAGCGCAGCAACGCCGGAGTTCGCCGGCGGGAAGTCTCGCGATCTTTGCTCTTTGGAGGAGGTTCGCGAAGAACTCGACCTTGGCGATCGCCGCGCGGATCGTTGGCTCCAAAAACAGATCACGAACGAATCCGAGACGGTGGAGACATTTTGCAACCGCATCTTCCGGGCGCAATACTATCAAGACCATTTCTGGCCGTTTCGTGATTCGGTTCCGCGCAAATTTGAAGCTGATCTTCTGCCCCTACAGCTCGCGCGTTGGCCGATCGCCTGCGGCACTTCGCACGCTGGCATAGCGCCACCGCGCCGCCCGTCGCTCTCGGCCGTCGCGGGAAGCGCGCCCGTCGCGACAGTCTTCTTCGTGCGCATTTCCTATGTGACGTCGACGGGTGAGACGGCGGCTTCGCTCGAGAGTGGACTTGCTGTGGGGCCAGGCCAGCTGCTTCAGGTCGCGTCCCCGGTGCAAGATGTTGGCGATAGGGCGATCGGCTGGAATTGTTACATCGGTACGAGCCCGAATAAAGGCACGCTCCAGAATGCGTCGCCAATCTCGATCGGGCAGGATTTAACGCTGCCGGCGGCTGAGCTTGTGCCAGGCCATGCGCTCCCCGATTATGTGCTGGTGGTCGAGGAGGGCATCAAGGCGCCCGACGGAACCATTAGCGCCCGTCCGCTTGCGGAAGGCGTCGATTTCACCGTCAATGCGGAAGAAGGCCAGATCATTCGGCTTCATCCGCTTTCGCGCCACGCGCGGTCTTGGTCCAGCTGGCCGCTCATTATCCAATATCGCGGCGGATTTGATGAAGTGCCGCATCCGGTTCGTATGGCGACCGTCGAGCTTGTGAAGTTCAGGTGGTTCGCCCGCAAGCGCGACCCCGGAGTGAAGTCTGAAAATGTCGAGGGCATATACCAGGCGGATTATTGGCTTGGGACGGGCCCGGGCGGCCCCGCTGACATGCCTTCTTTCGTTGCCGATAGGCTTGATCGCTATCGCGTGCCAGTCATCGCCTGAGGGGTCGCCATGAACAATCCCGGTGCCTTCCAGATTCCATTTGGTGGCAGCGCCCTCGCGGTTGCGGAGGCGGGGACGTATGTTAGCGACTGGGTTTCGGATCTCGACGGCCTCAAGTCGCTCTCGTTGCAGGCGTCCTTCAAGCCTGGGTCCGGCGGCACAAGCGTCACGGTCTATTTTCAGACATCGCTCGACCAGGGCCAGACCCCGATCGATATCTGGGCACTTCAATTCACGACCACGCCCGGCACACTGGCGGTCAACCTCGATACCGCTGCGCTGAATGCCGCAATCACCCCGACCGATGGCACTTTGACCGCGGGCGATATCGTCAACGGCATCCTCGGCGATCGCGTGCGAGCTAAAGTCGTCGTTGTCGGAGAATACATGGGTTCGACCCTCCTCAATCTCACCGGCGTCGCGCGGTGACTGGCGTCAATCCTTCCGCCGAGGCTGCATATCGCCGGGCGATCGAGAAAGCCGGTGTCTCCGTCACGTTCAAACGCGTTAGCGGCGCCGCGCCAAATACCGTCTCATTTTCTGCTGACGTGACCGCGATCGTCCGAGACTATACCGATGACGGCGGTGCAGGGCAGCGTGACGGGCTCGGGCCATCGGTCATTGGCGGCATCACCCAGGGCAAGCGGCAGATCATCGTGATGGCCGCGGATCTCAAGGCCAAACGCTTTCCGCTTCCCGTCGTCAAGAGCGATCAGATCTATGTCTCCGGAAGCGATGCGCTTCTGACCGTCGATTCCGCCGATGCCCAGCTTCGCGCCATGGCCGGCGCGATCGATATCGCTGCGACCGGGGCGCCATGATCCCGACTCTCGAAATAGATGATTCACGCATCTTCGTGCGCCTCGAGAAGGTGTCGCCGGCCGTGGCGGGTTCGCTTGCCGCGGCGGTCGCCGCCCTTATCGGACCGCTGGTCAGCGACGCGCAGGCGCTGGCGCTCGCGCATATCCATACGCAGGGCCTTAATCCCGGCGCTTATCTGGAAAGCATCCATGGGGGCATGTCGGAAAAGAGCGGAAGCGTCATCGGCTATCTGCGATCCGGCTCGCCCTTGGTGCATCTTCTCGAAGACGGCGCGCAAACACCGGCGCACGATATCCTGCCGAAGTCCGCAACAGTCCTCGCCTTCGAAGGCGATGCCGGCCGCGTCTATGCCAGGGCCGTGCATTCTCCCGGCGCGACAATTCCGGCCTATCCGGCGCTCGCGCCGGCCTTCGAGGAACATGCCGCACAAATCGCCGATGCCCTCCGCGACGCGGTGGGTGATGCTGTGAGCGAAACCTGATGGCCGCGACAGGCGCGCGCGAAGAAATCTATGAAGCCCTCCTGGAAAAGCTTCAAAAGCTGACCGGCTTCAAGGAAGTGACGCGCCGCAAGCGCCCCGGCAATTATTGGAACGTGAAAAACACCCCCGCCCTTGTCCTCGCTCAGGCGGGTCAGGATTATGAGCGCAAGTCGGTCAACCTGCCGCCCACGCGGCGCCTGACTGTCTATGCCATCCTCTACAACGTCATCGATCCCAACGACCAGAATTCGTTGCCCGAGACGCCGATCAACAACGCCCTGGATGCGATCGATGCGGCTTTAAAGCCGCAGCCTTACGGCCTTGGCCAAGAGACGCTCGGCGGCATCGTGGATGCCGTCTATTCCGAAGGCAAGGTCCAGGAAGCGCCCGGTGATTTCACCGGACAGGCGATCGCAATCCTTCCGATCATCCTCATGCTGCCATAGCGGCAATTACAGGAGAACGCAGACATGTCTCTACCTCCGTTTGGCGCTGGCCGCATGTATGCGAAGGCCAGCGATGGCACGCCGGTCGAATTCGGCCTCCTTCAGGGTGTGAAAATCGACCATTCCTTTACCGAAAAGGATCTCTACGGCACCAATCAGCACCGAATTTTCGGCGCGCGCGGAACGGCGAAATTCACTTTTTCGGCCGAGGTCGCAAAGATATCGGCAAAACTGTTTGGCGAGCTCTACTTTGGTATCAGTCCGGTGGCAGGCCAATTGGCGCTGCAGGCGTCAGAGGCACATAGCGTCCCGGCGGAAACCACCTACACGGTTACGGCGACACCGCCGGGGTCCGGCACGTTCGACGCAGACCAGGGCGTCATCTATGCGGCGGGCGCGAATGTTGGCCAGGCGCTCACCCCCGTCGCGAGCAGCCCGACCGCCGGCGAATATACCGTCAATGTCGGGACCGGCGTTTATACCTTCGCTGCCGCAGACGCGTCTGCGGCCGTCGCAATCACTTACCTCTATACGACGTCGAGCACAGGCCAAAAGATCGCCATCACCAATGAGGAGCAAGGCACGACGCCGACCTTCAGCGTTATCGTCCGTGGCCGCGATCCGGACACGGGCCTTTTTAACACGGTCGTGGCCAATAAGTGCAGCAGCACCAAACTCTCAATGGCGCTGAAGCAAAACGATTGGGCGATTCCGTCCTTCGATATCGGTGCCATGGACGACGGCACCGGCACGATCGCCACCTGGTCATTTGGAGATGACAGCTGATGTCCAACGCTCTTAAGGACGCTCAACTGGCGCGGTCGCCGCGCGTCAAACTCGGCAAACGGGAGTTCCCGGTGCCCGAGCTTACCACCGAGCACGCGATCGAGATCGAGCTGCTCATGCTGAAGATCGAGAATTATGATCTTCGCACGATGACCCGCAAAGATCTCGACGTCTTCTATGACGTGGTCTTCCTCGGCGTCTCAGCCGGTACGCCCAGCCTGACGCGCGAAGAATTCTTCGGTCGCCCGATTCCGCCGCGCGATGCAATGAACGCCTGGTGGATCATCATGGAGCAGGCCGGTTTCGACGTCGCGCGCAAAAAGGCGGAGGCCGAGGCACCGGCGGGGGAGCTCCCAAACGCGCCCGCGTCGACTGGGATGCACTGATCGTCGATATTTGCGCCTCCACGGGATGGACCCGCAAGGAAGTCCTCGAGACCCCCCTTCGCTTTCTGACGCGGCTGCGTGGTGAACGCTGGATTCAATGCCCGCCGATAGACAGGCTGCTCGCCGCCTTCGTTGGCTATAACGCGCCGAGTATTGAACTCGATACCAATTATACGATCGCCGCCGAGGAGCACGCCGACTGGTTCAAGAAGCCGGAGCGCTTCCTGAATTGGTGCTGACCGCCGGAGTATGTCATGGCCGATGACGTCTACTATGCGTTTGGCGGCGATATCAGCGGCCTCGAGGCCGCATTGGCCGAAGCCAAAGCGCAGGTCAGCTCCTACTCGTCGGAACTGCGAAAGCTTGCCGCCGAGATGCAGCGGACCGGCGCAAGCGCCGATTCCGATCTCGGCCAAAAAATGCGCGCGGTCGGCGCCGAGCTGGCCGACGCCCAGGCGCATGCCAGTGAGTTCCGCGACAAGATCCGTGAAGCCGGGCAGGGCGGCGAACAAGCCTTCAGCTCGATCGCGGAAATGCTGCCCGAGATTGCAGCCGCGATGGGGATCGCCTTCTCCATCGACGCCGTCAAGGAATGGGTCGCCGGAATGGCGGAGGCGGGCGAGGCGGCGGAAAAGGCCGGCCACCAGCTCGGCATCTCCGCGGCGCAGGCGAGCCAATTGTCGGCCGAGGCGGCGCTCACCGGCACGGATTTTCAAAGCCTCGAAAATGATCTTCAACGGTTCCAGCTCGGGCTTGCCGGCGCGCAGAACAGCACGAACCGCGTGGCTCAGGGGCTGCGCGTCCTCGGGCTGAACGCGCGCGAATTCTCCGGCCTTTCAGTCGACCAGCAAGTCCTGAAGCTCGCGGACGCGTTCTCGGGCTTCGCCGACGGCCCGACGAAGACTGCGGCGGCCATGGCGCTCCTGGGCCGTTCCGGCGCCGAAATGTTGCCCTTCCTCGATCGCGGCCGCGAGGGCTTCGAGGAGCTCACGGCGGAGGTTCAGCGGCTCGGCGCCAGCCTGAGCAATGATCAGGCCGCGGCGTTCATGCAAGTCGAGGAGAATTTCCACCGGGTGCAGGCGGCGGCTCAGGGTCTCTCCATTTCCATGTTCTCCGCTCTGGCGCCTTCCATCAACGGTGCCATTAACGCCTTTGTCGACTTCCGCGGCGATCTTGATCAGGCTTCCGCCCATAGCCAGGCGTCACGCGCAGAGATGCAGCTCCTGGCGGACGCTGGAAAGACCGTCGCGACCGGCTTTATCGGGCTCGGCAGCATTTTCACGAGCACGCTGTCGCTCGTCGAACTTGCTGTGCGCGAGGTCGTCGATGCCGTCGGCACTGCGGGCGCTGTGATACGCGATGCTTGGCAGAGGAACTGGACAGAAATTCCGGTCGATGCCAAGGCTGGCTTGAGCAGCATGAAGACAGATCTGGAGCAATTCGCCTCGGATCAAAAAGCGATTGTCGAAAACGGCTTCAAATCGGTCGAGACAATGTGGACCACCACGCCGGAATCGGCGGCGATGGCGACCGCCACGCAACGGCTGCGTACGGAAATGGGCGCCGTCCCGGAAACGGCGACGCGCGCCGCGACGGCGCTGAAGTCGGTCGGGGATGCCGCCGGGGGCGCGGCCCTGAACGCGCAGAAAATGCGCGAGCTCTTCACTGGACTGCCCGCGGTGCCGCAGATGCAGATCGGCGGCAACAAGGATGCCGACCAGGCGCTCGAGGCTCAGCTGACATCGCTTAATCAGGAGGTCGACGCCTATAAGTCTGCCTACACGCTGCAGGACGGCTTGATCCAAGAGCAGGTCAAAACCAAGCAGCTTTCGGCGCAGCAGGGACTGCAGGCCGTACTCGACGCGCTGCAGGACGAGCAGCAGGATGTCGGAGAGGTCTACTCGCGAGAGGAGGCTCTTGCGCAAGGTAACCAGCAGAAGCTGCGTGAAATCCAACTGCAAGCCGCCAAGTTTCAGGAGGAGAACGCAAAGGCCGTCCAAGATGCGCAGATCAAGTCGGCTGAGCAAACCGTTCAGCAATGGCGACAGGCGTTTAACGAGATCAACAGCGCGTTCGACTCGCAGATCTCCGGTCTCATCCGCGGAACGACGACCTGGTCGCAAGCCTTCAAGAATGTCATTACGCAGCTCACCGTCGATCTCGCCAAATTCTTCATCAATTGGGGCCTTCAGGCGACTGAAACGGAATTGATGCAGCTGGCCGGCATAGGCCGTGTGACGACCGCGCAGGAAGCGAGCGATGTCGCCAAGGGCGCGTCACAGGCGGCGTCCGCGGCTTCCGCGACCACATCGGCGCTCGCCGGCGTCCTCACGCAGCTCAAGGCGGATGCGGCGGCCGTGTACGGCGGCGTCTTCGCATTTCTGGCGCCTTTCATGGGGCCAGCTGCCGTCGGGCCCGCGACAGCATCCGCCGGATCAGTGGCCGCAGCCGGTATCGGCTCATTCGATATCGGCTCCTGGTCCGTTCCGATGGACCAGCTCGCCATGGTGCACCAGGGCGAGATGATCGTGCCGGCCGCGCAGACGCCGTGGATGCAAAGTCTGGCCTCGAGCGCCGGGAAGACAAGGGCAGGCATGACGGGCGGCGGTGACACCAACCATAACGCCTTGCACGTTCATTTGCCGAACGTGAAGAACAGCAACGATTTCATGTCCGATTTCCGCGCCAATCGCGGAGAGGTCGCGAAGCAGCTGTCCAGGCATATGGCGTCGTCGCGCTGGCGCCCCAAGGCGACGTGACGCCGCCGTGAGGATCGATGACCACACCTCCGTCATTTCCCGCGCTCCCGGGGCAGACCTGGTCGGTCCACAAACGGCCGACATTTTCGACCCGCGTGGCGGCGCATGTCTCGGGGCGCGAGGTGCGCGCCGCGCTCTATGCTCAGGCGCTATATGAGTTCGAGCTGACCTATTCGGGGCTCGATTCCGCCGGCGCCGACAATGGCCTCCAGGCCAATTCGCTTCAGGCCCTGATGGGTCTCTATCTCGCGGTGCAGGGCCAGTTCGGAACCTTCATCTATACCGACCCGACCGACAACAGCGTCGAAAGCCAGCCGGTCGGGCAGGGCGATGGTTCGACGACAGATTTCACCCTGGTGCGGACGCTCGGCGGCACGAGCGAGATCATCAGCTGGTGCGGCGCGATCAGCGCCGTCTTCCTGAATGGCGTCTCGGTCAGCCCATCGGCCTACAGCCTGGTTGCGCCAAATACTCTCAGCTTCACATCACCGCCGACGACCGGGCAGCTTATCGAAGCCAGCTTCACTTACGGCTTCATCTGTCGCTTCATCGACGATCAGGAAGATTTCGAGAATTTCATGTCGGGCCTCTGGTCGGTTGACAGTTTGAAATTCAGGAGCGTGAAGCCATGAGATCGACGGCGAATGGCACGCTTCCGGCCTATCTCAACAGCTTGCGCGGCACCGACGCGCAGCTCTACATGGCCGATTGCTACACGGTCACGCTGCTCGACGGGACGGCGCTCTACTACACGAATTTCGATCTGCCCATCACGCTCGGCGCCAATGTCTTCCTCGCTAATTCGGTGCGTATCGACGGCCTCAAATACAATTGCAAGCGCGGCACCGAGGCGGACGAGCAGAAGATCACAATCATCGCGTTGCCGTCGGGCGAGACGATCGGTGGCGTACCTATCCTCGCGGCGATCGCGGCGGGCGTGCTCGATGGCGCGACGGTCCGGCGCGAGCGCGCCTTCTGCAATTCCTGGTCGGAGGCCGATAGGGCGGCGCCGATCGACAGCGTGGTGCTCTTCCATGGCCGCGTCGCGACCGTGGACGGCGTCGGCCGCACCACGGCGGACATCACGGTTCATTCGGACCTCGTCCTGCTCGACATCAACATGCCGCGCAAGATCTATGCGCCGGGCTGCATGTGGGCGCTATACGGCTTCGGTTGCGGCCTGAGCAAGGCGGATTTTACGAGCGCCGGGACGGTCGGCGGCGGCCCGACGCAGCGGTTTATTCCCTGGTCGGGCGCAACCGCCAATTATGCGCAAGGCACGCTGATCTTCACAAGCGGCGTCCTCAACGGCATCAGCGCCACGATCAAGTCCGTGGCGGGCGGTGCCGCGCCCGGGTTTGTCCCGATCTATCCGCTGCCGGCGTCGCCGGCGCCCGGCGATACGTTCGCGGCCAGCTTCGGCTGCGACCGAACCAAGACGACCTGCCAGAGTCGGTTCAACAATCTCGCGAACTTCCTCGGCTTCCCCTACGTGCCGCCGCCAACCTTCTCGGTGTGATTATGCCGGAAAAAGAGGAGCGTGCTCGTGTCGTTGCTGAGGCGCGCAAATGGATCGCGACGCCCTATCGCAACTGCGCCGACATCCGCGGCGTCGGCGTCGATTGCGGGATGCTGCTCGTGCGGATCTTTGTCGACACGGGACTATGTGCGCCGTTCGATCCTCGGCCCTATCCGCCGGACTGGCATCTGCACCGCAGTGAGGAACGCTATCTCGGCTTCGTCGACACGCATATGCGCGAGGTTCAGGCGCCCCAGCCCGGCGATGTTGTGGTCTTCCGCTATGGCCGTTGCTACAGCCATGGCGGCCTCGTGACCGTCGCGGATCCTCTGACCCTGCTGCACGCGTTCTGGCCGGCGCGCTGCGTCCTCGAGGAGCGCCTGTCGCGTAACAAGGCGCTGGCGAATCCGGAGCGCGCGGTGAAATTCTTCTCATATTGGGCTTGAGATGTCGTTCCTCAGAGCCAATGCCAACCAGGGCGCGCAGCCGACGATCTATTCCGGGCTGCAGGTTCAGTCCTCGAGCAGCGCCGTCCCCATCACGATCGGATGGGGCATCATGAAGGTGGCGCCGAATTTTGCGTGGTGCGGAGATTTAGGAACCTATCAGGCAAGTGGCGGCGGTAAGGGTGGCGCGACCAGCGGCGGCACGACGGGCTATACGTGCGCGGTCATTTGCGGCATGTGCGAGGGACCGATACAGGACCTGCGCGCGGTCTGGAAAAATCAGACCGTCCATGTCCACCTGTCCGGCGCATTCCCTAATAGCGTTCTGTTCGACGGAGAGCTGAATCAGGAACCATGGTCATATTTGGCGGCGCATCATCCAGACCAGATATTAAACTATCCCGGCCTTGCTTATGTCGCGCATCCAGACATGAACATGGGAACTGCGGCCGAGCCACCCGCTATATCCTTCGAGGTCATTTTCTCGTCTTGGTCGACTGGCGCAAACGGGCAGGATGCCGATCCGGCCTTCATCTTCAATGATTTTCTGACCAACCCTCAATACGGGGTTGGTTTTCCCTTGGCCAGCATCGACTCCTCGACGCTGTTCGGCAGCGACGGCGACGCCTCGCTGCAGACCTATTGCTTCGCGGCGGGCATCTGCCTGTCGCCGGTTCTGATCGACCAGGAATCGGCATCCTCGATTCTGACGCGTCTGCTGCAGCTGACGAACTGCGAGGTCATCTGGTCTGGCGATCAGTTGAAATTCATTCCGTATGGCGACACGTCGATCACCGGCGCGCTTTATTCAGGTGGCGATGTCACCTTCCCTTATCAGAGCGACACGAACCAATATTCGTTCAATGTTGCCGCGAAGACGCAGATCGGCACACGGACGTTCAACCCGAACATCGAGCCGGTCTATTCGCTCAACGATGACGATTTCGTGGTCGGCGATGCCAGTTCAAATTCCGGTGGCGGCGCGAAGCAGGTCAGCGACGATCCGGTGCAGGTTTTGCGCACCGATCCCTATGAGCTCGGCAATTACACCTTCATCGAGATCTATCAGCGTACGAATTATTACGACGCCACACCAATCCCGGTCTTCGACGAATATTTCATCGAGACCTATGGCCTGCGCGTCGGCGATACGGTTACGGCGCATGAGATCTGCGATGAGACGGTCGGGCAAACCGTCGGGCAGCTGATCCTCCAACGCCAGCTCTATATCCGCAACACCTACAAGTTCACGCTCGATTGGGGCTTTTGCCTGCTCGAGCCCATGGATGTGGTGCTGATCACCGATGTGGCGATCGGCCTCGTCAATTTTCCGGTTCGTATCGCCGAGATCGACGAAGACGACGATGGCCTCCTTGCGATCACGGCGGAGGAATTCCCGGGCGGAACGGCCACCTCCGTGGCCTATCCGGTGCAGACCAAGTCCAGCTCGACCTTCGGTAGCAATGTCCCTGCCAGCGCGCTGAACGCGCCGATCATTTTCGAGCCGCCGTATCAGCTTGCCGGGGCGCAGTCGCCGTTGCAGGTTTACTGCGCCGTCTCGGGCAATGATCCGCTGACATTCGGCGGTTACAATGTCTGGGTCTCGACGGATGGCCAGACCTATACCCAAGCCGAAACCGTCTTTGGCGCTGCGACACAGGGCGTCACGACAGCGCGGCTGGCCGCGGCTGCTACGGGCATCGACAACGTCAACACGCTTTCCGTCGATCTGTCGGACATGGGCGGCGCAATCAACCCGGCCAGCGCCTCGGATATGTCGTCCGGCAATTCCGCCTGCTATGTCGGCGGCGAGATCATCGCCTATCAGAATGCGACGCTGACCAGCGCCGACATCTATGCGCTGCAGCCTCTGAACCGCGGACTTTTCGGCTCGTCTCCTGTCGTCCATGCCACAGGAACTCCGTTCGCGCTCCTCGACGGAAATATCTTCAAATACCCGTTCCAGCCATCGCAGATCGGGCAGACGGTCTACTTCAAGTTTCAGCCGTTCAATGTGCTCGGCGGCGGCGTCCCAGATCTCTCCGACTGCGGCGCCTATCCCTACATCGTCCAGGGGTCCGCGCTCGGCGGCCCTCTCGCCACGCCGCAAAATCTCCGGCTCAACTTCAAAGCGCAATTCTGCGATCTCACCTTCGATGAAGTCTCCGACCCGCGCGGGCAGGTGAAATATTACGTCCTGCGCGGGCCGTCCGCGCAGACCGCACAGCAATTGGTAGATGTGGCGCATCCGCCGGTGACGCTGATCTCGCCCGATACCTATTGGGTGCAATCGTACATCGTGCCGGTTCCGGGACTGACGGTCAAAAGCCCGATCTCGTCCGGCATCACGCTCGCCGCCAACATGCTCGTCACCAACGAGCTCGATGTCTTCGATGAGCAGACCGGAAACTGGGGCGGCCTACTGCAGAACTGCAGCATTGCCGGGACGTCGCCTGACGAAATCCTGCAGCTCAATCCGGTCTGCAATGTCGATTTTGGCTCCGTTGCCGACACGACGCTCTCGCTCATCGATGATTTCGGCGGCCTGACCGATGTCATCGTCGTGCCGCTCGATCTTGGAACGCTCGTCTGAAAGGAAAACCCATGCAAGTCGGTTTGCTCATCACCAATGGCGGCCCGCACAGCGCGGAGAAATGGGCTGCCGCCTCGGCCGCGCAGATCATCCAGATCGGTGCCGAGGCCAAGGGCGTCGAGGCGCTCGAGGGCCGCAAGCTTGAACTCAAGATCATCGATCTGCTAGAGGACCATCATGCGGCGGTGCAGACGGCCGAGCGCGACGCGCTGAAGGACGATCCGGCTGCCCGGCTGGAAACTGCGATCGACCCTGAAGGCCACGATCTCGACACGAAGGTCGAGGCAATCGCGACGCTCGCCCGCGGCACGCCGTTCGAGGCGCATTTCGCCAGCGACACGGTCAAGCGGCATGTCCGCGAGGTGCTGGCCAGCCATTTCGCGACCTCGATTCATATCGAGCGCTCCTGGCATCGCGACCGCAATCCTGCGCCGGCGGCCTGATCCCTTTTCCCCGAAAGTCTCAATCATAGGAGCGTGCCACCATGGCAACGACCGGCATGTGCGATAGCGCCAAGGTGGAGTTTCTCGCCGGCGCGCATAGTTTTGAAGCCTCCCAATCCGCTGTTTCATGCTCAGGCACGAGCACACAGTTCACGCTGACTTCGCTCGCCAGCACGGCCGCGCTGGTCGTCGGCATGGCTGTTTCGGGGACGAATGTCGCCTCTGGCGCCGTCATCGCTTCCATCGACTCGTCAACGCAGGTGACGCTCTCCAAGGCGCACACAGGCACCGTGACGGCCGCGAGCTTCGGCGGCGATCCGTTCAGCATCTTGCTTATCAACGGCTCGCCCGCGCATACGTTCGACCATACGCAAACGAACGTCGGCACGCCGGGCAGCGGCACGCCGGGAACGGCGAATGTCGGCACCGACGAGGTTTCGGCATCCGGCACCGGCTATACATCCGGCGGCTTCGCGCTGACCAATATCGCGCCCGCCTTGTCTTCGACCACGGCGACGACGAGCTTCTCGGTTAATCCGTCGTGGACCTCGGCGACGTTCACGGCCTCGGCCGCGCTCATCTATAACACCGCCAAGCGCCTGGGCGGCATCGCCGGCCGTTCGATCTCCGTGCATGACTTCGGCGGCAATCAGTCCGTCACGGCGGGCACCTTCACGCTGCTGATGCCGACGAACAATTCGTCCTCCGCCATCCTGCGCATCGCCTGATAGGTCTGCCACAATGCGGAAGCACTTAAGGGCATTTTGCATCGCCTTGCTGCTGCTCGCCCCGGCTGTAGCGCATGCGCAAGCGACAGCCTTCGCCGATGTTGTGCGGATGACGGTCTCCGGCACGCCGGGCACCGGCACGATCACGCTCGGCTCGGCGACCACCGGCTATCAAAGCGACACGAACGCCGGGATGACCAACGGCGCAACCTACGCCTATTACGCCTATGATCCGACCGGCGGCATTTGGGAATTTGGCTACGGCACCTATAACTCGTCCGCGCATACGATCACGCGCAATCCGTATTATGGGTCGAGCGGTCCCGGCACAGCCGTAACTCTGACCGCGACGGCGACCGTTGGCATTACGATTGGCGCGGAAGACATTAATGCGTTGTTGTCCGATATCGCGTCCATCGAGAGTGGCTATGCGGCTCTAAGCGGATCGCTGACAAACGGAAACATTGTCGAAGGCGCTGGCTCTGGCAGCGTCAAAGATACAGGCATAGCCATCGGCAACGTGCCTACGATGGCTTCTAATGCTGGCGCTACCGGCGATCTCATTACGTCCAACGGCGCGAACAAGACGCTTGCCGCTGCGTCGATCCTCGCGACTAATGTGCCAACTATGGCGAGCAATGCCGCCGCCTCTGGCAATGTCCTTTCGTCGGCTGGCGCGAACAAGACGGTTCAAGATTCCGCAATTGCGACCGCGAACCTTGCGACAATGGCCTCCAACGCGGCGGGGGCGGGCAATCTTATCGAATCCGCTGGCGCTAACAAATCTCAGGCGGATTCTGGCGTCGCTGCCGCGAACGTCGCAACGCTCTCTGGCACGCAAACTATTTCCGGGAATAAGACCTATAGCGGCAAAAACAGCTTCGCGCAGCTTAACGTCAAGGTGCGTACCGCGTCTTCGACAAGCGACACGATCACTACGGCTGATTATTTGGTATGTGCCGACAATGCGTCGGCTGCGGCAACGGAAAATCTGCCCGCAAGCCCGTCCACTGGCGACACGTATCTAATCAAGGACTGCTCTGTCGCTGCCGGTACGAATAATATCACCATTACTCCTGCCAGCGGCAACATCGACGGAGCGGCAACTTTTGTTATGAGCACCAATGGTCAATCCGCAGCGGTGACTTATACCGGCTCACAATGGAGCATCAATTAAATGTTTTATTGGCTTCGATCACGCTGTTTAGGCGCGGCCTTACTCCTGCTCGCTTGTTGTTCATTTTCGCTAGCTGGATGGCCTTCCAGCGGGCGCATGTATCCACAAACTATAGGCTTGGCCTATATCGGCGCGACAACAAGCACGACTGCTGGCGGAACGTTCACTTTTAGCGGCGTGAACTTAGGCCACGCTTATTCCAATCGCATTGTCTTGATCGGCATCGAGGGCGGCTACGGAAGCACGAACGAGCACAACATCAATACGGTCACGGTCGGCGGTTCGTCCGCAACCTTGATCGTTCAAGCGCTCGGCGGCAGCACGCAAACGGAGGTTTCGGGAATTGCCGCCATAGCACTCGCGACCGGAACAACGGCAAACATCGTCGTTACTTACGCCGGAACTATTTCGCGCTCAACAATCGTCGTTTGGACGATGCAAAGAAGTAGCATCACGAAAATCTCTAGCCAAAGTGCTACGAATTCAGCAACGCTGTCCTTTACTCTAACCGGAAATTCTGGCGGTGTGGCGGTAGTTATGGGCGGCTCGACGGTTTCGAGCGGAACCTACTCGGCCACCGCGTCCGGCTTTACGGTCGACTCAACGGGAAATTATACCGGTGCAACTAATGACGGATGGATTGCGGGGCATGTCAGTCCGACAACCACAAGCAACGCGATTGGCACGACAACTGCCGCTCTTACTGCTAGTCGCGCAGCACTCGCCGCAGTGTCGTTCTAAAGGAAGTTTCCGATGCTTGGTGATGCACCGCTTGGCTCACAGCCGCTCGGCACGCTCGGGATCGCCGGCAATCCGATTGACTACTCGCTGCCCGGCGTTGCCGGCACGACAGCAGCGGCGTCCATAGGCGTCTCGGCAAGCGTCCTCATCATCGGCGTCCCGGCGACATCAGTCGCGGGGACCGCGGGAATTTTCGTCGGCGTGGATGTGCCGCTTCCCGCCGCGCCCGCGACCAGCGGGGCAGGGGCTTTCAGTCCGGCGGAATCGGCGGCGCTGACCGGCGTCGCAGCAACGGGCACGGCCGGCGCGCCCGTGCCGTCCCTGGGTCTTGCTCTCGCCGGCGGCGCCGCAAACGGTATTGCGGGTCTTCTGGCGGCGACCTCCGGCGCCGTCTTCGCGCTCACTGGCGTCCCGACGACCGGCGTCATCGGCACGCTCGGCATCACGCTCAGCCAGCAGATCGGTCTCGGCGCGGCACCGTCGACAAGCACAGCCGGCGCGATCACGCCACAAGCCGCTGCCGCTCTTGCGGGCGCCGCTGGCGCCGCTGCCGTCGCACCGCTGGCGATTAGCCTCGGATCGGTTCTTGCCGGGGCAGCGGCCGCCGCTGCGGCGGGAGACGTCGCTGTCGCCCAGAACGGCACTCTCATCGGCGTCGCCGCCACAAGCGCCGCCGGATTGCTGGCCACGAATATTGCGGTTGCCCTGTCCGGCGTGCCCGGTATCACGGCGGCTGCCGCCGTCACCCTCACATCAAGCAGCAACGTCACGCTGCTCGGCGTCGCCGGCACGACGGCGGCGGGGCTCTTCTCTCTCGGGTTGCCACTTGACAGCGTTGTGGCCACGGCGGCCGTAGGGCCGCTGGTCGCCGAGGTGCTGCTCGCCACCGCCGGCGTCCTTGCAACCAGTGGCGTCGGTTCCATCGGCGCGATCGCAGCGCTTGGCGTCGCCGGAACCGCAGCGACCGTCGCGGTCGGGCTCCTCGCGCTCACCGCCGTCTCCGGTCCAAGCACGCCGATCGCGCTGCAAATCGCCGCCGCGCTGGCCGGCAATGCCCCGGTCATCGGCAGCTATCAAAGCCCGGACATCATCGACCTTGGTTATGAGGGCGTTCTGGCGCTCGGGCTGACCTGGCTGGCAAGCGGCTCACCGGCCTCGGGTGATTTTCTCGGGACGTCGGATTTTCTCGGCATCAGCGATTTCCTCGGCTACGCGGCCAGCGCGGCCATTCAATCCTGGGCGGAAGTGCTGATCGGCCATGATGACGGAAGCGGCAACATCGTCTGGGATGCGGCCTGGCAGAAATATGTGCCGGGCACCTATCCCGGCCGCGCCGCAAAATGGCGCTGGTGGTTCGAGGCTCCGAACACGCAGATCGAAGGCAATCTGACGGCCGCCAAGGCGCAATGCTCGGTCGAGGATCGCGTCGATCATTATCAGAACCTGTCCGTCGGCACCGGCGGTCTGACCATTGATTTCGCGCCGGACGGCGTGAGTCAGCCGGCGGCCTTCAACTCGGGCCTGAACGGCTCGGCTCTCCCGACGCTCTATCCGCCGGTCTGGAGCCAGCAGCCGGGCGATACCTATCAATATACCGGGCTGTCGCTCTCCGGCGTCACGCTCACTTTCTTTAACGGCGGATCTGCGGTCGCGCGGACCGGCGTCACCGTCATCGCTTCGGGGTTCTGATAGATGATCAAGCGCCTGTTTATTGCGAGCGCCTTGCTCTTCGCGCTTGCGCTCCCGGCGGCTGCCGCTTCGGTTGGATGCTTGCCAACGACCAGCACCTTCGGCGGCTTGACAGAGCAATTGAACATCAACGCTGCGCTCGCGGATCGGATCAACAACTCGCGCGGTGCGACGCCGCCGAATGTGGATTGCTCCGGAGCGCCCGTTGAAGGCGAGTTTTGGGAGAACACGGGAACAAGTATCCCGCTGCTGCAGATTTTCGACGCGACGAATTTCCTATCGATCGGCGGCCTCGACAAGACCAATCACCTCTGGCTGCCGATTGAAGGCGGCGGCCTCGGCTCGCTGACCGCTGGAGCGACGACCGATCTGTGCTCGATCCCGCAAGACACGATCTCGATCACCGGCACGACGACGATCACGTCCTTCGGATCGAGTTGCCAGACCGGCCAATGGAAGCGGCTGATTTTCGGCTCCGCGACGCCGATCACATACAATGCCTCCGCGATCGTCACACCGACCGGCAAGAGCATCACGGCCGATAACGGCACTACGGCTTGGGCCGAATACACCGGCTCGGCTTGGCGCTTGATGGACATTACGAACGCGGCCGTTCCGCGCGTCTATTATGGCGGCATTGGCGGCGGAACGGCGAACGCGATCACCTTGTCGGCGACTGTGCCGTCCGGCTTCGCGCTTTCGCCCGGCGTGCGAATCACATTTCTTTCCAGCGCGGCCAACACGGGAGCGGTGACTCTGACGCCGCCCGGCGGCAGCGCCATCGCCATCAAGAAAGCCAGCAGCAGCGGGCTTGTCGCGCTCGCGGCGAACGATATTCCGGCTGGCGGCGTTCCCGTCGATGTTTGGTATGACGGAACGCAATTCGATCTGCTCGGCATTGGCGGCACGTCGCTTTCTCTCGGCACCGGCGTTTCCAGCGCGCTCGCGCAACCGCTCAACGGCAACGGCGGCATGATCGGCGTGTCGCCGTCCAGCAATGGCGATCTTGGGGCGTGCTGGAATGGCACCGCGTGGATTAAAATTGGCTCTAACACGACCGGCAACGTCGCCAGCTTGCAGGAAGGATCGTCCGGCGGCTGCCCATTTTGGGGTACATCCAGCGGCGCGGGCGCTTTCGTGCAAGTCACAAAGAGCAGCGCGAATCCGAGCAATACAGGAAACCGCGCCGCGGGAACTCTTGGCGCGATAACCCCGCTGCGCACCGGCAATGTCCAAATAACCTTTGCGTTCTCAGTTGGATTTTCGTCCGGCGGTCTTACGAGCGTGGCAATCTATACCGGGACGGGCGGCGCGCCGTCTGCGGGGACCGCTATTAGCAGCACCAACGGAACCATATGCGGCCTTGCTGTTGCGGGGCCGTCGTACAACGGCTCGATGTCTCTTGTGTGCGACATCAACATGACGGTCGGCACCGCATATTGGTTTGACATTGCTTACAACGGTTCCGGCACCGGCTTCTCGCTTTCCGGCATCACAGGCGTCGCGAACGAATACTAACGGGGAATGTCTTGGCCGAACAGCTTCAGCTCCGTCGCGGCACAAACGCGGAAATCCTCGCCTTTCTCGGGGCGCAAGGCGAAGTCGTCGTCGATACGACGAACAATCGCGCCGTTGTGCAAGATGGCTCTACGACCGGCGGCTTCCCTGCGGCGAAGTTGATCGAGGTTGTACTGAACAGCACCGCCACAAACATCACGGCTCATTCCGGCGGCGGTCAGGCAAGCGCCGTTGAACTTGTCGCGACGATCAATCGCATTACGACGGTCGCGGCGGCAAACGATAGCGTAAAGCTCGCCCCGAGCGGGCCGACGAACGTAGTGCAAATAGTTATCAATGACGGCACAAATTCTGCACAGGTCTACGGGACCGGATCGGACACGATCAACGGCGCGGCGGCGGCAACCGGCGTTGCGCTTGCAGCGGGAAAGATCGGTATTTATTTCTCGCCCGCGACCGGGATCTGGCGCGGCGGCACGCTGAACTGACAGGCATCTAACCGCGCTCGCGCGGTTTCCCAGGTCGAGTGCGACGGCCGCAACCCTGAGCAAATAATGATCTTTGAACCGTCTCGCCACGGCGCGACGGCGCGCGCCTATGTCATGGCGGCGCTGTTGGCCCTCGTCACGCTTCTCATCCTCGCCCCGCACGCCCATGCGGCCAGCCGCCACCACCATTGGCATCATCATTGGCATCACCATCATGCGCGTCACCATCATGCGCGTCACCATCACCATCGCCATGCCGGCGTGGCGCATCATCGTCACCGGGCTGCCATCGCCATCGACGTCAAAACAGGCGCGGTTGAGCCGGTTCGCGATCCTTTCAGCTTTCTGGCCGGTTCGCTTTTCAGGGCACCGGCGCCGGCCGCCCTTGTCTTCGATCACGAAGTGATCCGGCCTGCGGTTCGCGCCATCGAGGGCGCAGCCCGCTTTGCATCTGCGGGCTACGTTATCGTTGCGCGGCGGGCCCGTGACATCGGCGTGCCGCTGCCGCTCGCCATGTCGCTCACGGTGCAGGAATCAGGCGGCAATTGCCATGCGCACGGGCCGCCTGATGGCCGCGGCGTGTTGCAGGTCGAGCCCGGCACCGCGCGCAAAGACGGGTTTGATCCTCGTAAGCTCTTTGACTGCGATTATGGCGCGGTCGCCGGTCTTACCGAGATGAAGCATCTTCTCGATGCCGAAGGTGGCGTCACTTGCCGAGCGATCTCTCTCTACAACGGCAGCGAAGGCTATGTGGACCGCCGCGGCGGCTGCACCCGCTACGGCCGCCAGGTGCTCGCCCGCGCCCGGAAGCTTGAAGCCATTCCCGATTTCGAAGCGCTGGTCCTGCAGGCCGATTGGCGGCCGCACGGCTGGCACGCGCGACGCTGGCATTGGAGGGCGTGATGAACGAAGCCGCATTCTTCGATGCTGTCCGCGTGCAGCCGTTTCGCGGAGCCCTGTCGCAAAGTCAAGTCGACGGCCTCAATGCCATTCTCGCGGCCTTCGACAAGTTCCAGGCACTGATCAAGGATCGGCGCTGGAAAGCCTACATGCTGGCGACCGTGTTTCATGAAACCGCCTTCACCATGCAGCCGGTTCGGGAGATCGGCGAGGGCAGGGGCAAGCCCTACGGGGAAGTCTATTACGGCCGCGGCTATGTGCAGCTCACCTGGTCAGCCAATTACGCCAAGGCGCAAGCTGAACTCGCAAATGTCGGCATCACAGTCAGCCTCTTGAACCAGCCGGACGCCGCACTCATCCCTGAGATCGCCGCCCCGATCATGATCCTAGGCATGATCAATGGCTGGTTCACCGGCAAACGTCTGTCCGACTTTTTCAGCCCCGTTATCGACGATTGGGTTGGGGCTCGCCGGATCATCAATGGCGAGGATCGCGCGGAACTCATCGCTGGCTATGGCATCGACTTCAACACAGCGCTGGTAAAGGCGCTATGAGCGCGTCGCGCGCGCTCGCCGCTGCCGTGTTGATCGGTGCCGCAGCGCCGGCGCTGGCCTGTGGCTCGCAAGTCGTGGCGACAACGGTCTGCCCAGAATGGGCGCCGATCAGCGGCGATCCGGCGGCCGACGCCTGCACCGTTGCGAAGCTCGATCTGGTGCGGCTCGCGGATGAGTATGACGCCGCGCGGCCGCGCACCGTGGCCGATGATCCGTTGCCGCCTGCGGCCATTCGCTTTCGGCGTCTGCATCTCGCGATCGCCCGCGTCGCACGCGCCTGCGCGCAATGAAATTCCTGCTCGTGCTCGTCGCGATTTTCTTCGTCGCGGCCGTCTATCGGTACTCAGTCGGTTTCTGATCCCGCGCCGCGGCGGCTCCGCGGCACTTCAAGAAGGATGAGCCAAGATGGCATCCGTCGATAGCACGTCGGATGAGCGCACCGTCAACAACACGATGCGCCATCAGTACCGCGTTTTGAGTGAGGCCGAGAAAGCCAATATGGCGGCCATCAAAGACAAGGGGCTCGAGTTTTTCGAGCTTCTGACGGGACTCGGCAACAGCCGGGAACTTTCGCTTGCCAAGACCAAGATCGAGGAAGCGGTGATGTGGGGCGTCAAACACATTACGGCGGTGCTGATCGTCGGCTTTGTGCTGATTGCCGTTGGCGTTTCGGGCGCTCACGCCGCTAATGCGGCTGCTCCCGCGTCAATTTCGCTCACGCCGCTCCTCACCTATCTTGGGCCGATCATTGGGGCTGTGCTTGTCACCTTGGTTGGTGCGCTGCTGCGACTGCTGTTTCAGATCCTGAGCGCCTATCTGGCAAAGCTGCATTTCAGCCTGACGACCGATCAATATTCGACGGTCATTCGCTCGGCGCAAAAGATCGTGGGAAGCTGGTGGGCTGGCATAGAGCCACAGATCGCCACTGCGAAATTCACCGCCAGCAATACGACGGTCGCCGCGCTTGCCGAGGCGGTGATCGATGATCTCGGTCCGGTGGCGACAAATCTGGGATTGAATCAGGCGGCGGCGCAGGAATTCGTCCTCTGGGTCATCGGCGATTTGCAGAAGGCTCTTTTGGGAGGCGCTGCAACTGCGACGTCGGCAGACCCTCCGAAGGCGGTGGCAAAGTAAGCGCCTCTGCCGTCACAGCAATTTCCTCCGCCGCGGGCGACTAAGCGGCTTCATCTGAAAGGACTGTAGACATGAGAAACCTGTTTCGCGCGGGCGCGATTGCGCTTGCGCTGTTCTGCGCAGCCACGCTCGGTGGCTGCGTCACATTGCAAGAGTTCGGGACGGGCGTTTCCGAATTCTTCGGCGTCGCTACCGGCGATGTTGTCTCGGCGAAGGCGGCGCTCGTCGCTGTGAATGCCTTCGATGCGGCGGAAGTCGCTGGCACGACGTATTTGGAGCTTCCGCTCACCGGCTCGGTTCATCGCGACGCGACCGTTTCAGCGACGGTCGTGAAGGATCTCACCGCCGGAATTGCGGCTCGCAAGCAGATCGAGGCGGACATCGTGTCGGGCGACACTGTCGTCCCGATTTCTCTTTTCCAGACCTTGAGCGCTGTCACGCCGGCGATCCAGGCCGCAGTTGGAGGTTCAAACTAATGGCCGAAGCTCTGATCACCACGATTCTCACCCTTCTGAATGTGCTCTTGCCGTCGATCGACGGTAACTCGTCTGCGGTCACGGCCGTCATCACGGAGCTTGAGACGCTCGTTCCGACGATCGTATCTGGCTTCGCGAGCCTGCTGACACCGCTGCAGAACATCATCACGTTGCTGCAGCAGAATTCGGCGGTCACCGAGGCACAGGTCACGCAACTGCAGGCCTATGAAGCGCAAATCGATGCCGCTTTCGAGGCTGCGGCGGCCACCACTGGAACCGCCACCGCGGCGACGGCGCCGCCGACGAACTGATAGACGTCGATGGTAGCTGAGCTCGCCTTCGCCGGCATTCCGGCCGGCCATGCGCAACAGCAAACCGCATGGCCGCACGATTCCGGCGTCGGCGATGCCGGCCTGATCTATCCGGACCTCACCGGCCCGGAGATCTTCATCATCCTCGCGATCGTCGTCGCGCTGTTCGCTCTGGTGCCTTCGAAGAAGAAATAG